AGAATCCTCTCCAACAAAAAAGGACCACTACACAGTGGTCCAGAATCATTTTTGAGTTAAGTTGTAATTGAAGGAGAGATTAAATCTCTTCCTTCTTCATTTTTGGACGTCCCTTTTTAATAACACCTCCATTTTTCAAAAATTCAATTCTTTCTTTTTCTCTCATTTGTTTTTTAGAATTTGGATTTACAGGTCTTCCTTTTTTTAACAATCCCTGTTCTCTTAATTCTTCTTTCAAAATTAAATTCTTTTGTCTTTGGCTCTCTGGATTAGCTGGTCTCCCCAATCTTTTACCTTTTTCAGAGATAGTGTTAACTTGGATCACTTTTACTTCTTTCATTTCTTTTACTTTTTTCATATCTTTTTATCTTATTTCTTTTATACTATAATATAATAAACCCTTTCTAAAATACAAAACTTATCTTTTTATCCCTGTTACGTTTGTATTTGGTTCTATCCTCCCTCACCTTAGTAATCATGTTACGTCTGATTTGTTGTTTCATCATCCTAACCTCCTTACTTTCTCTTTCATTTTTCTCTTTCATGTCTATAATATAATAAGATTTTTTCAAAATACAAAACATTTTTTACTTTTTTTAAAACCTAACCCCAACATGTCCAGAATCCTTTTTACCAAAAACCAAACACACCCCAGAATCCTTTTTAATGTTTTTTTGTATATACATATATCTTTTTTATATAAACGTTTTGGGAGTGTTGCGTGTCCGAAAGGGCCACACAAACACATTACCACATCACCCATTCACCCTTCACTTTCCACCCACCATATTATATACCTATATCATTACATACACATATCCACATATAACAATATACATATATCACATACAACAAAAGTGGGTCACATAAGTAACCCACCCTAAACCAATACAAACCAATTAAAATTATACTACACTATTACACAAACAACACCTAACAACCTTCAATCCACTCACATGTCTAACAGACACGTACGTTTTGTTATGTGTACACTGTCCATTATTCAATGGGTTATTATTTGTTGTTTTCATTTCCCTACCCATTTCTATTTCCCATTCATTATCATCAATATACATTGTTAATGTTGGGTCTTGATTCCACCCTGTCATGTCCATAGTTAGAACATACCTCCATCAATAACAAATACATTAAACACATTATCATCCTCATCATAATCATCCTTATCCACCTCACATAAACCCTCACCATCCATATCTATGACTGACGTTTCATAATAACCATCAACATCATTCATATACACCCACCCGTCAGGTCCTGTTCCCTTAATAACCACATCCATATCCTGGTTATCTATTTTATTCAGTTCATCTATTAATTCTTTTACTGTCATGTTCTTATATATTATCCTATTACTTCAAATACACCTTTGTTATACATTTCTTCAAAATCAAACCAACCATCACTATATTCATCCTTCCAACTACCCTCAATACATTCAACCATATTATCTTCAACTACAACCCACACATCATCCTTAACCAACAAATGTGAAACACTTTCAAACAATTCTTCTTTAGTTAGGTATGAACATTCTTCAATACTGTCCTCAATAATGTAATAAATGTCCTTAATTACTTTTAATTTTGTTCCAATTTCTAAATTCATCATCTTTTTATATCTTTCTTATACTATAATATAACTAACCTTTTTATTAAAACCAAATTACCTAATTAATTCACACCTATTAACCATGTTCCATGTCCACACACAACTCAATCCCAGTACAATCAAAATACTCCTCACCTAATATATTCTTAACATTAACAATCCCTCCACCACTTACATTACCCCAACCACATATGTACTCAAAACGTTCACAATAATCTTTTTTCTCTTCAATCCATTCATTCATCATTTCCTTATATGTGTCTGTTTTAATTACAATCCCAACCTCCTCATAATCTTCATCTGTATTTTGGTCCCATAAATTACCTTTAATAATAATCTCATCCCCCACCACACCAATTATCTCTGTATTAACTGAGTAATACATGAATACATTTACCATTTTTGACACTGTCTTTTTCATATTTTTTTACTTTCTTTCTTATACTATAATATAATTAAGGATTTGTGTAAGGCCTAGTTAACAATATTCATATTCATCATTCCAATTACACTTAATATAATATATTTCACTCATATCATCTATGTACTTGTAACAGAAATTAAAATAATCCTCATAACTAATATCCTTACCCACCTCAAACTCATCCACAAAATCATTCAATATATCTTCATCCTCATAACTCTCAATAACCTCTTTCACATAATCATAACTTCTAAACTTAAATTTAATTTTCATATCTCTTTATAATACTTTTTTATATCCCAATATACATTCAAATTCATTTTATACTCTCTTTGTCCTCCCAATCTAACAAACTCCCAACCTCCACCATCTACCTCATTTAATTTATTTACTAAATCAATAAACAAATTCTTATTCCTACATTTATTATATACTCTAAATTTAATTTTCCTTTCATTTTTATTCTTATCATTAAACCTTACAATCCTTGCCCATGTTTTTTCCCAGTTTTGTTCCCCACCAACTTCAAAATACAAATTTCTAAATTCTTTAATACCCATTTCTTTTTTCATATCTTTCTTATACTATAATATAATTAAAAATCCATGTAAAAACAAGGGAGGGTAGATTTTTCAATCTACCCAACCATACTAAATCCAGAATCCTTTTAACTAACCTAAAACAAGTCCAGAATCTTTTTTGTATTATTTTAGACTATCTTTAATTTCTGAATAATACAAAAACATAAATAATGATAACAATAATTGGTTTACACCTAATATAACGTTACCTGTTATTAGATTCCAAATGAAACCTAAAACATTCAATCCCATAACAATTGGGAGTCCATACTTCAATACTTTATTTACCATTTTAATACTTATTAGCTATTTTATTTATAGTATCAATTTCTTCTTGAGTTAGTCTATAATACAAATGAGACAATTTATCTACATTATTAACATAATTCAGACCATCAAGTGACATTTTGTCTGTGTCTACAACATTCACATTGTCATTTACACCCAACAATTCCTTTAATTCATCAATTTCATAACTAGAGCATGAATCAACAAATTCATTAACACTAATATCTATACCATACCACATATTCTTAATTATTATTTACTATTTTTTTCTCAACAAAATATAATGTTTCTTGTAATTCACATTCCATATCAAATCCTTTATTATACAATTTTTCTCCTTTAATCAGACATGTATATACATCTAAATAATTTCTATGAAATTCAAAATATATTTCATTTCCATCCACATCTAAACTAAAACCCATACGTCCACCCTCAGTGTCTTCAAAATCAGATATAACCTTATATCTGTTATTAACAGTTTGGATAAACTCTTTAATGATCATTTTATTTATTTCTTTCTTAGTCATATTATTTCAAAAATAAAAAACAAGTTCCAAACATTCCTGCCATATACAATAACAAATAAAATAATGTTTTTATTTCGTCTTTATCTATTTTCATTTTACTTAATATAAAAATCTACTTCAGAACGTGTTTGACAACTGGTTAATATGTCATAACCATTTTCACCATGTGACTCAACAAATTCCTTAACTAATATTTCATGGTCATCTAAATACTCATACAACTCAGTTGCTGATTTGAAGGTGTTGTCATAAATTTCAATTACATCTAAAGCTTTATCATGTTCACCTTTGTTATGTAATGATTGAGCAATCATCTCTACTAACTCTTTATCTGTCTTTTTCATATCTTTCTTATACTATAATATAATAAACTTTTTTAGATTTTCAAAACTTAAATAATTGTGCTTTGACCTATAATAATGTTTTCTTGATTTACTATTGATTGTGGTTCAAATTCATCAATCAATATCCATTCCGTTGTTTCATCATCATAAATGAAATCCTCAAACACCACATACTCTTTACCATTAATTTCTTTTGTACTAAACATATCTTCTTACTTTATCTTTCTTATACTATAATATAATTAAGGATTCATGTATTACCAAAGAATAATTATTTTTCAAATTTACTATTCTAAAACAAGTCCAGAATCTTTTTTGTTAGAGAGATGGGTGTTGTTGAACTGCTTCATCTTTCATTTGATGTGCTTTTGGTTTTCTACCACGTTTTTTAGTTGGTTGTGGTTCTGATAGACTTTCAAACCATGGGAATATGTTCTTAAACTCATCCATTGATATGGTGTAAACTGTTACTATTGGTTTATCTGGATTCATATTATTCAAATAATTGTTCTAATTCTGTTAATGCTTGTTCTGTTACTGCTTTAGAATGACCACCTATATGCCATACAATCGGAGTATACTCATTGTAATCTCTATACTCTTTCCAATCATAAATTGTAAATACATCACCATCTTCTGTCTCACAATTCCATTCATATTGTACTTTTTCATCTTTATCTCCTGTATAATCTGGTTTGCCTATTTTATTTTCAATCATATGACGAGTCAACATAATATCGTGACCATGAAATGATGTCATATTAGCGCTTTTATCTGATCGTTTCATATTATTGTGAGTTAGAATATCTTTGATTATCTTGATCAACAGTTGCCATATAATCACTCCATTGAGTGAGTTCTGATTTTTCTTCAATCAATTCATTAATTGAGTTAACATTAGCTTTCAAAACCAATTGACGCAACATTTGATCCATCATACCAGTTTTTTCAATAATATACTCAATTTCTTCACCTGTAACCTCAATAACATTGAGAACATCAATCATTGCATCAATAGATTTCATTCTCATCTCGTTGTACTCTTCTACTTTATTCATAACATTTATTTTATTTTTCCACTTTTTATTTCTTTCAATTACGTCTGCTTGACGTTGTAATTCATTATATTGTGCTAGTGTCATTATTAAGATTATTTAATCAATCCACTCTAATTTCATAACTGGAAAACGCTCAATAAAATCTAACAGGTTTTCTAATTCAACAACAGTCCAATCTTCACCTGATTGTGTCATGTACGTTACTTTTATCTTCTTCATCTTTTTATTTATCTACTTTTTACAGACTCAATTACTGATGTTCCTGAGTTAATCATTGCTATTACACCACCCCACTCATTTTCATCTGCTTCCCATTCAATTTCATACTTTTCATGTTTCATTGACCAATTATTTATAGAAAATCCCATTCCATCAAGTTTGAAATCACCTTCCTCATTTTTCTTAAATCTCAAATGTCCAACATTATCACACATACATGATATTGTTTTGAAAATTACTTCCCTGGCTCCTTCATTAATGGATAATTTGGGTGGGTTTGATCTTAATTCTATGTACTTACTCATAACTTTTTATTTATTTTCTTTTAATCGTTTAATCATATCTGATATAATCCTAATAGCTTCCAATTCACCATATGTAATATCATCATATGTCATAAGTGAGTTTAGATTTATTTTGTACTCATCAAGAAAATTCAATACTTTATCTAAATCACTCATCTTTTTTATCTTTCTTATACTATAATATAATAAATCTTTTATCAAAAACCTAATTAACCTTATAGTCCATGACTATAATCTTCCCAAGCTGGGTCATAATTGTCTCCAATGTCATCGAACTCATCTAACATTAATTGGTTCCACATATCTTCTGTATAACCTGAAATAAGTAATTCACGATTACCAAGTGACATATTAGGGAATGCTTTTTGTATCAACATACCATTAGCATAATTGTCATACTCATTTTTCAAACAATTAACATGGTGTTTTTCACCCATTCTATCTTCAACTACCAATACTAATTCTTGTGTTGTTGGTTCAAGAATATCAATTATGTAATGACTTGCAAATTTCATTATAGTGTATTTTTAATTTTTTTAGCTGTGTTAATAATAAGTTCAGGTGATAAAAAATGATTTTCATACAATTTTCTTGTACCATCTTCATCATCAAGTATTTCTTGACTGTAAGACACCAACATTGATGAAATCAAAGCCACTTCAATTGTATCACATTCTTTCAACAATTGTCTCATTTTTTGTTCATTAGTTTTCCTTTTCATTATCTTTTTTATAAATTTGTTCCCACATTTTTTCAATGTTGTCATATTTGTCCATTAACTGGTCTTCTTTTAACAACCCCATAGCAGCACTTGCTATTATACCCTTAGCATAACCAATAATGTTACACATTTGGAGTGATTTTTTACACTCATTATCATACAATTCCTGATACATCTTTTCAAAACTCATATCTCTTTTTATTATCTTTCTTATACTATAATATAATTAAAAAAGTGTGGTGGGCCAAATTACTTAATTGACCCACCACTATAAGATAAAAAAGATATTTTAATTATTTTCTGTTTTAGATATAGTCCAACTCTCTTTAATTCTACTTTTTCCTAACCTGTCCAGAATCTTTTTCACATCACTCCATGATATTTTCCCATCCATTATATCTATTTTACCTACAGTTCTACAAAATGCTTGAAACCTATTTTTATACTCCTCATAGTCATTTAATTGAACTTGATATAAACTTTGATATACTGTGTCATATTGATTCAGGAATTTAATTACTGTTTTAGTTTGTTGACTCATCATAATACTTAGAAAAATCATTAATTAAATTTGAATCAATAATTCTAACATCTCTAGCAATTGGATCATCATTTTCTCTCAAATAACTTTCAATCAACTGATGAACATAAGTAACTTTAGATCTAAATGGTGATATTAGAGGTGTATTTGAGTCAGTACTATATGTTGATATAGTATATGTTTTTCCACCTGGATTGAGTTGGAATTTAACCTTACCTCTCAAATACACACTGTCTGATAATTTATAATTAAAATTCAAATAATTACTTACAGTGAATCCACTTGATGTTAATTCTTTAGTTCTTTTTTCCAAGTATTGATTCCTAATTTCATTAGCCAAACTAGTATATTTTTTTAGTTCTTCATCACCAGTTTGTCTAATATTTTTTTCTTTTTCTTCAAGGAAGAAATTTAGTAGTTCTTGATAGAACTGGGATTGGTAATAAATTTGTTCTGCTATATCTAGTTTTAAACGGTTAGTATTTAGGAAAAATTCAATATCATCATTATCATTATTAAACATATCAACTGTAATTCTTTCACTTTCATATGTTAGGTAAGATACTTGACTTATCTCATTTGTACTAGTATTTGTTACATTCTTTTTATTTAGTTTAATTGTAATTTCTTTATTTGACCAATAACCAGCTTCTTTATCTTTGGAAAGATATATTCTTTGGTTATGTATGTCATAAACAACATATAATTCTTTAGGTATGTCAAAATTACTTCTAAACACCTCATCCATTTTATCAGTTGTACTTTTATTCCAACAAACTAAATCTGTTTTGTTTTGTTCTTCAATTTCAAAAACTTGGAGTTTCAACTCAGCCCACTTCTTAAAATAATCTATCTTTTTCATCTTTTTCTTATTTAATATAATATAATAAAAGAAGGTGGGCTCTCAAAACTCGAGGCCCACCCACAACTATGATTAACTATTCAACTGCAAACTCACCACTTTAATATTAGAATTAGTAAAGTACTGTTTATTAATCTCATCAATCATCATTTTATCAATGATTAATTTGATTTCATCAGAACTATTCATATTCATTAACTTTGGGATAAGATACTTATAGTTGTCATTTGATATGTCATGAACATGTTTATAACGTTTAATAAAACTGTTTATAGACACAGTATATCTACTCTTATTCAATCCATGTTTTTGATAATAATGTTTGAATATTAAACTAATAAGTGGTTCATTTCCTTCAGGTACTAAACAATTACTTAGTACTTCCAAACCCATCAAAGCATTATCTTTATCACCTGATGAAACCATAGATATCAAATTTTCATAAGTATCCAAATCTAAACTAGCATTATCAGCATCAGCTTCCCTAAAAAACTCAGTCAATAAAATTCCTTTACTATTATCTTTAGTTAGACATTCAATATTCTTGAAAAAATCCTCCCAACGGTCATTAGTTTTGATATGTCTGTTTTCACCCCAACCCCAAATTCTATACATTCCTTCAACTTCATAGAATGTTTCAATTTTACAATTACCAAAACCTGAATCAATGGCAGCTAAGTCACTACGTTCTTTTTTTACTTTCTCAAAACTATTAGATGAAGAAATAATAACTTCATTACATTGGTATAATGCTTGGGCCTTTTTCACATATTCTTGATCAAATGGTGATTTAGAAAGATTACTTGTATTACTGTTAACTAATGAAATTGGAGCAATCAAACAATATATAGGTTTATCACTAAAATCAGTTTGAAACAAACCATCATCAATAATAAATTTATCAGCTTCTTCAATTTTACGTACTCGTTTAATTTTCATCTCATCAGTGACAAGTCTCATTTTGTCACGAGTAATTGAACCTTTACTAAACCAAACTTTATCACATCTTTCTACTTTGTTTGTTTTAGTACCTGCTAATAATGAATTAATTGCTTTTTGATCTTCTAAAGTTACACAACCTTTAAGTTCAACCCAACTTGAAATTTGAATTCGTGGACCATTAGTGTAGGCAGTTGTTGAAAAATAATTTTTAATCATAGTCTTTTTTTTATCTCTTTTACTCTTATAATATAATAAAGAGGGGTTGGTTACCCAAACCCCCCTTTTATCACTTAACTCCTTATTTTAGAATATACTTAACCAAATCTTTGTTTAATGCAAGTGTTGAGAACTTTTTCTGATCAGAACCATAAATTGATTTAACCAAATGGTATTTCAAATCATTGTTCAAAATATCTTCAGTTACAATCTTTCCAATACGATCAATCAATGATTTTTCAATTTTATTATCTTTGGCAAAATATACTACATTGTTAATCAATCGAGTAGTCAATGTTGAGGCAATATCAGCTCTGTAATTATCACCAGTGCCAACATTTGATTTGAGTGCTCTAATTGCACTTTCTTCATTTTCATCAAACAACACTTTTCTAACATCAACCAATTTGTCCAATTTATTATTAATAAACATTGAGAACATACTAGCAAATTCAGGACCAACTGAACCTTCTCCAATCATTTGGATCAAACCCAAACTATTTTCAAATGATTCAATACTAGAAATACTATTAAAAAACATTACAATACTCCTTGAATTGACTTTCTTAGAAACTAGTTCTGGATGCATCAATAAGAAGTTAATACATCTACTATCAATGTGATTCTCTTCGGCCCAACGTGCCCAACATTCAACATCAAATCTCAAATCAACTGAAATGAAACGTGTCTTTTGAGCTGCGTCAATACTATTTACAATATAATCATCTGTGTCTGGATTACTTGTTAGAATAATATGCCAGTTTTTAGGTAGTGACCAACTAATATATTGTTGTCTATCTACTAGTTCCATTACAGCTTGAATGAACCTCATATCAGCTCTATTCCAGTCATCCAGAAGTAAAATACCTCCTTCTTCTTTACCAGCGATCCATTCAGGTGGACAATAACTCATCCTATTATTACCTGTTGGTTTAAAACCACTTTGGCGAGCATCATCAATGACATTCTCATCTACATACTTTGTTTCTTTTCCATTTGTAACTTCAAATTGACGGATTGGAAAACCAACCAAATCACCTAATTCTTCAATTTGGGCGAGGTTCAGTTTAACAAAATTCAAATTTGTTTCTTGAGCCAGTTGTAGGATAGAACTTGTTTTACCAATTCCTGATTCACCTACTACTTCAATTGCTACTGGTGTTTTACCATGTTCTTGAATGTACTGGTTGTTGTTAATAATGTGGGTTAGAAACCCTTTCAATTCATTTGAGTTAAGTGATACTTTTTGCATAATCTTTATTTTTATTTATCTTCTTTTTTTTCTCTTTATCTTTAATAATATAATAAACTCTTTGTGTTAAAACAAGGGGAAGTAATTCTTAAATTACTTCCATTTGAACTTGTTTGCCTGGTAATATGTCACCATAACCCCTTCTATTTCTTGTCAATACCCATAACATGTTTTTTCTAGGCTTGACACTTGGTGCTGGACACTCCCCATCTGTAAAATAAACCATACAATTATATTTCTGTTGGTTTTTATTAAAATACTCAACAGCTGGAGTGAAATTAGTTCCTCCACCTCCATAAACAATATTGATGAATTTACCTTTATATTCTTCAACATGGTCCACATCTGCATCACAATGTAACAATGTGATATCAGTTCCTGCTTTATGAATCAATTTAATTTGAGCCATAAAGTTAGCCATTTCTTCTGTAGATACAGAACCACTTGTATCAATAGCAACCAACATATTTTTCCTAGGTTTGATTTTCAAAGCTGGGTTACCATTAAATCTGATATTTGGTTTGTGACGTGTCTTTTTAGTTTCGATTTTATTAGAACTACTTACAAAATTCCTTAAATAAGCCTTCCAATCAATAACTGGTTTAACTTCTTTAAATAGTTCTTCAAGCATTTGTTGTAAAGCAGCTGGTAAATTTCCTCTACTATTACTTCCTTTACGATCCAATTGAGTCACTACTTCTTTTAATTGATGTTCAATTTGGTTCTTAATAATTTTCTTATCTGCTTCACTTAGTTCTGATATTTCTTTCCATGTACCATGGTCATCAATCATTCCATCTGTAAAGTCACTATCACCTTCCATCATACCTTTTAGTTTCTGTTGTGACTCATTCAATCCAGATCCACTATTACCATTTCCATTTCCACCATTTCCATCAATTTCTCCTCCATCACCTTCATTATCCCCACTACTATTTCCACCATTACTTGGTCCATTACTATTTCCATTTTGACCTGATGGATTCATATTTTTATATTCCTTCATCAATGTGTCATAATATTCTTTAGTACCAGCTTTTTCAGGTAAGTTAAAATCAGGAAATGATGAAGGTAACAATGCTCCTTCTGGTAAGTGTTTTTCATCAATGTATTGATTAATTTCAATATCAGCAGCTATATTAACCATTCGTTGATTTTCATAATGGTCATAATTGTACAGGTGATGAAATGCTATATGAAGCAATTCATGTTTCAACAAACCATATTGATGGTCATAACTTAGACTATTATAAAAGTCAGGATTGAATTCCAAATTCAAATTATACCCTGCTTTTCTAACACAAGCTGTATCAATATTCTTATTTTCTAATTTGTTCAGTTGTAATAACATCAAACCATAAAATGGTTCTTTTAACATCAATTCTTTTGTAACTTTTGAAATATCCATCTTTTTTTATTTTTATTTAATATAATATAATAAACTCTTTGTGTAAGGCCTAGTTAATAATTTGTGAATAATTTTCTATTAAACGTTTCAAAGTAGCATATTGACCACTTGATATACGAACATTTTTATATGATTTATCTAGGTATTCATATGCTTTTTCTAATCCACCTATTTCAAAATAAGTAATCATATCATTACCTGTCTTTTCAAACATTTGTGGTGAACCAATTGTAGATAATGAACAACCTTTTTCAATTTTTCTACTAAACTCTTTTGTTCCACCACTCTTAATTTTCCCTAATGATGAACCAAAACCTGAACGACGTGACATTTTGTTAACATGACTAGCTGTTTTCTTATCAACATGTTCTACTGTGTTACCTGTTTTATGATATACAATATCAATTGTACCATAAGCTTCAGTTTCAGAACAATCAACACAATGGTTAAAACCTAATTCTACTCGTTTTGTAGGTAATGTTTTTGAACAACTTTTACAATTCATCTCTCTTTATTTATTTCTTTATACTTTAATATAATAAAGAAGTTGTGTGTAAACAAAGAAAGGTAGATTTTTCAACCTACCAATCTAAAAAATATCCAGAATCCTTTTACTAAACTCTAACAGCTCCAGAATCTTTTTCTAAAATTTCTTTAACCCAATTAATAGCTTCTTGTTCTGTGTTGAATTGAGCTGCTATAATTCCTTGAGTTTGATCCCAAACTCTCCAAACACGATTGTTATTTACAATAGATACTCTAATATGGTACATTTGATTTACTTATACATATAAGATATTTTCAAAATGTAATGTTAATTTTTTATATAAATGACTCACCCCACTCATCATCAATAAGCTCATTTTTATTCCAACCTGCTTCATTAATAGCTTTATATTCATCAGGTGCCATACCTTTCATTATCATATACATTTCAAAATCAATGTCAAGTAATCTCCACTTATCATTCCACTCCCTAATCCACATTTGTCTATGTTGTTCAAATTCTTGTTGTGTCATAATTTAAATAATTCATAATTACTATTTTGTGTTTTGAATTTAATATAATCCTCTCGCTCCTCTATGATTTCTGTAACAGAAGTTGTTTGCCAAGTAAAAAATTGGTTAAATGGAGACATAATTAATGAACGACCAATAGCAGGTTCATCATGTTTTGCTTTAAAACGACCTTCATCATTCCATTCTAACCATTTTATTTCTTTAGATTGATTAGTTAGTCCATCATGTTCACGAACTAATTTCCAATTAAATTCGTTTTCAATTACTCCTTGTTCAACAGCAATCTTCAATACATTATCTTCCGTTAATGTCATTGGTATCTTATCTTGTTTAATCTTGCTCATATAGTTTTATGTTTGTCTTTTTTAAATAAAAATTTAAAGCATCCTTTCCAAATTAACAATCTACATATCCATTTAGGTAACCAACCTGCCATATAAGGTTCAGTTTTAATTAACTCATAACTACCATGAATTAATCCATTTTCCCATCCTGCTTCAGTTAAACTGAATTCAATAGTTGCGCTGTCCCATCTAGCTCTAAAATAGAAATAATATCCTAGAAACCAACCTTCTGATTGAACGGGGCAGTTGCCTGATGGTTTGTATTTCCACTTAATCATATTAATCCATTTCTTTATTATATCCTAAGTTTAATTCCTGAGCTTGTTTGGTTAGAAAGTCTAATTGCTTTTCTCGATTTTCTTTTTCAGTTTCTAGTTTCTCTAGTTGTTTTTCAAATCGCTCAATACTACCCCAAATAATACTAGCTTTAGAGTCTAGTGTTAATATTTGTTCTACCAATTCTTTTTGTCTGCCTCTACTATAAAAACCATGTTCAATATCATCAGCTAAGTTTTGTAAATGTTCAGGAGCATGAATTGAAATACGAAGATCATAATCATGCCACTTAGTTTTCCAATCTATAAAGGCAATTCCCTTAGTTAGCTTTCTAAGTAGATTGTGTAAGGACCAGTTACGTACTCGAACAATAGACCTATCACTACCAAACACATGTAAGAAACGTAAGAACCATCTTGGACATAGTTTAGGTTTAGCTTCATAATCCATAGCAAGTACTAATGGGTATAGAGCATTAAAATAATCACCTTCTTCATTCCATAGGTGTGTTCCTAAGTAACCATACTTTTCAAATCCTTTAGGAAAGAAAATGTATCTGAAGTCATCTAACTCAATATCACGAGTATAAATCATACCCTTACTACGTCCTTTCCAAAACAGGATTGTGTATTTAATATTGTCTATACGTTCTTCAAATGTTGGTGGTTTGTAAAATTTATTATTTTTGTCTATTTTGCTCATAATTATCTAAATCTTCTTTTAAACGTTCTAAAAATGTTTGTTCTCCATCATCACCACTTACCAACCAATCTATCCTATGAGCATAGATTTGAGCTTTTCTAAGCAGTTCTACTCCTTCTTTAAATTTTTCAATTATTTCGTCTGGGTAGTCATGATAGTAAATTCTATCATCCCAAACTTCATGCCATCTATCTTCATCAGCAACTTCTTTTTTATTTCCTTCAATTAGTCTCTCAATTGAATCAGCAATATATCCAATTTTATGTTGGTCGTATTCAAAATGTCCTCCACTCATAGTATTTTATCTTTTTTATTTTCTTTCTTATACTATAATATAATTAAGAATTTATGTATTACCAAAGAAAAGTTATTTAATTTTATATTAACCTCCGAATGTTTCCTTGTAGTATTGTTCTGATTTACCCATTGGGTCTTCTTCTATTGCATTCATAAGCGTATGTGAATATACTGCTTGAATAATCTCCTCCTTGTGCATTGCTTTGGCTTGTTTCAAAATGTCAATGTTTACAATTCCCTCTCCATAAATACTTCTTAAGTATTCAGCCATTTCAATGGCATACCACTCAATACTACTTTGTTTATTGTTGCTCATAATTTCTATTTTTTGATTGTCAAAAGGTTTTGTTTGCAATGTATTAGTGCTAATTACAGTTTCTCTATGTGGTAATTCAAGATACTTTTTAATTTGTTTTACTTCCGTTTGTTGTTTGGTGTTGCTCATTGTTACCTCCTTCTTGATATTGTTCCCCTTTTTGTTCTATTGCATCTAAGACTCTAAACAAAGGAACTAATATTGTTCCATTGGTGTATACTTCTTGACTATCCTTAAAACTATAATCAATAATAAAGTCTATAATTTTGAGATGTTCTTCATCTGTAATGTATTTCAATCTACTACTTATAGATAAATCATTTTTGATTTCTTCTTTCATACTTTGTTTATTGTTGCTCATTTGTTACCTCCTTGTATTTTGTTGATTATTTTATAAACTTCATGACTTTCATTTTCAGCCCAAGTAATTATTTCCTCTTCCAAATCTATGTTATAATTGTGTAATGCAAATGATTGATGCATTAATTCATGCATTATTAATCCAAAAGTGCTAAGTGAATCAGTACATCTTGAAAGATTAATAAATACAAACCTTGGATCATCATCTATATACTCACCAGATTCTTTAGGTATAAAATTAGATAATCCTGCTACATAAGCATCTTCTGTTGTGTTTTTATAAGCAGTACAATCTATGGCATTAAGACCATGCATTTCTTCTACATTATAATAAGTAAATAAATCACAAGGATTAGAACTTAATAGAAGCGTGTAAGTCTCTCTATTTATTTTTTCAATTTGTTTATTATTGCTCATACTAACTTCCAAATGTTGGTCTGCTGATATCTATCCATACTTTACACACAATAAGATTTAGTCCAATCATATAAGCTCTAACATGATTATCTTTACTAAATACTTCTTTAATACTACCTTTCTTTTTACCAACGGCCTCATATGTTTTTACCCATATTCCTAAGTTGAATGTGTTTCGCATTTGAAACTTTTCAAAATTTTCCATACCTCCTTCTTCCCATCTGTGACGGAGTACAAGATTAATATGAAACCATTTGTTTCTAATCTTACTTATCATTGTTTATTTTTTAAATACCTCTATTAATTCATCAAATGATACACCACCATTACCCTCTTTTATTTTATATAATTCGGCTTGTACCTCATCATAAAAATTTATTCTATCCATTACAAAAGCAGAATTAGGTTCCATTGACATGAATTCTAAAGTCAGTATAAGTCGTTTAACACCTATTAAAGCACATTCAATTGCTTCCTTATAACGTGAATCACAACTATTAATACCACTATTCAATGAACCGTTGTTTGGTAACATGAAATAATAATCATGAATAATTTCTAATGCTGCTTTTTGGTGTGGTGTCATAGTCTTTTTATTTCACGTTTAACTGCTTCCAAATATTCTACAATAGTGTGAGGTGTTGTTCTATCCTCTAACAATGATTTTTGTAGCTCATGTGTTGCTATCCAAGCTGCTTGCTTAACAATATGTAATGACGTTTTATAGTCAATGTCTTCATTAAAATAAGCATACTTAATTTTATCAACTAAATTTGATGCGTGTTCTTGTGGTGTCATAACTTGTTAAATTTTCTTGTTTGTATTTTTATTATATACTTTTGTGCTATTTTATGCCACCACCAATCAAAGTCTCTATTGTAATAAGTACATTTGTGTTCTAGTATTTCTAGTAAAGCATTTTCAAAAGTATGATGTGTTGTTCTGTATTGTCCATCTCTCAAGACAAACCAACAACCCTTTCTAAATTTGAACTTGTAGTCTTTTCTTAATTTCTTTAAAAGTTTAGCTTTCATTTCTTTAACTTATCGTTTATAGCACCTAGGTAAAGTATCACTACTATTAATAAAAATATAACCATATTACTTTAGTTTAACTAATTCACTGATTAATAATGCAACATCATCTGTTGTTTGATGAGACATAACATCTGTATATCCATCAGTTAATACAACCCAATTATCAACATTCCAAATCATCCAATCACCATTACTATTCCAAGCTGCTACTTCGGCGGTTGTTTCACCTTCATCACAATAATTACCTTTACTAAATTGAACACTAATAGTACATCCGTTAGCAAAGTCCATTTGAAAGCCGTGATGCCAATCATTATTTTCTGCTCTAAATTTCATAACTTTTTATTTATCAAATGTATTAAAAATTGAATTCCAAAAACCTTTATTAATTCTATTATGATATTCTTCATATTTTATAAGTGCTTTATTTACTGAATCTTTATATGTATCAGCTACACGAGTTTTTTCTTTAGTGTGTGAAGAAAAATCAGCATATAAATAAAAATCATCAGCAGCCATAACTTGTTGTTCTTCTAAAACAGCTTTACTATACTTTAAAGTAAGTAAATAATATTTATTTTCTAATTGTTGATATTCTTTTTTTAGAATATCATATTTTTGATATTCAGAATGACCTACTTTAACAGTAACTGCTGTTACTAAAATTGAGATTGTGATAACTATTTTTTTCATAACTTTTATTTCTTAATAATAATTAAATAACCTTCTGGGGTTGATTTAAAATGTTCAATAATCATTCCTTTAAATGATTTGTCAAACATTCCCATATCATGATCAGAATGCATATAAGGACCACCACTTGGATCAATCATATCAATTTTAGTAGTGTCTGAATAAATTAAACCTCGGTATTTTTTAGATAATGGAGTTGATTCAAATGTTTCCTTATCATACTCATGAACAGCGGTTTTAAATTCACCCATAGTCATTCGCTCATCTGTATCAACATCAGTACAATATGCTTCATATGCTTTATCATAAACATTAGGCCAACCACAACGCATCCATTTAAATTCACCTTCAAATAAAATGTTTCCATCATCTGTTTTACTGAATGTAAAAACATCATTGTAACGATTTGTGTAACTTACTTTTTCCATTTTTCTCTTTTCTTATAATAATAATATAATAAAGAGGGTTTGGAAATCCAAACCCCCTAATTAAACTATAACTAGTAATCCTGTGTTATCTTTTTATCTCAATATATTTAATTTGTTGTGTAAAAGCATCTAAAGTAATATCTAATGAACCTAATATTTTAATATCATCATTTATATCATATACAGTTATATAAAACCTATAACCGCCATTAGTGCGTCCGGTAAACTCGGCTTTACCCTTAGACAACACCTTCCATACTTTTTTATCAATTATATCTTTACTATAATAAGATGTAACCCATCTATCATTTTTCTTTTCCTCAACTACTTCAGTTGTTGAATCATTCAGATACATTTTAATATGCCCTTTAATAATATGTCCGGCTGCTGTTTGAGCATCATAATGAGTTGGGACTGAAACATACTGACCTATTAGAGGAAATGATGTTAGAAAAATTCCTGTTATTATAAATTTTTGAAATACAGAATGTTCACGTACCCACTGAATACTATTTTGAATTATTTTTAATATTTTTTTCATTTGCTAAAATTAAAATCCAAACACCAAACTAACCAACATAATGAAATTTCAAATCTATTATGCCAACTAATCCATATTTGTGGTAATACAAATAATGATTTATAATGTGATGAAGTACTTATTTTTATATTCATACTTTATCTATATTTTCAGGGTTAGAAAATTTTAACCCCCACATTAATGAAGACCAATCCATCTCACGTTCAGCCGTTGTTTTATTGAGCTTAAGATTTTTACGCAAATAATCAGTACCCCATTTTTTCCATTCAACATTTTGTTCAACAGTCATAGTCCATTGAGCATACCAGTCATCTTTTCTATCTTTAATATCATCATAAGTGATATTATGACCAGCAATAACAAACATTTGATTAATTATGTCAATAACAGCTTGTTGACGTTTTTCTTCTCTACTCATTCTCTTTTTCATAACTTATCTTTTCTTTTTAATATAATAAATCTTTTTTAAAGAACCAAATTAATCCCACCAACTTTCAATTCGCTCATTCATTATTTTAAATAATAAACGTTTTGCTTTATTGTGTTTATCCATTACATATTTAAGTGCTTCTGGTGTTCTATAATTTGCGTCATAGAATTCATGGTAATATGATTCTTCTTGTATTTTTTCAATTAACCTAACACAAGTCATCATTAGTTCAGCATCACGTTTAGAACTTTCATGCCAGTTTCTCTCACCTAAATGTTTGGCTTGCTTTTCTAATTTAAATTTTAGTACCTCAAAAATATAATGATGGTCCCAGTCTCTATCCTTCCAGATTACCCAAAACCATTTGTATAAGTTCTGAACTCCATACTTAATGTATTTGTGCTGGTAAGGTAGTTGCCATCTTACCCACCTGTACAATTTCCAATACCACTCATTATATTCTTTACTCATATTGTTCCTGAAACTAAAATTGAACCATCACCTAGAATTTTATAGTCAAATAAATGTTTTTTTAAAGCACTAGTAGCTAATGTTTTCATTTTAGTACTATTGCCAGTAATAATTTTACCTTGAAAACCTAGTACTCGATAGTCCCACATGATAGCCCATTCTTCAACTATCCATATAACATCCTCATGTTTTACTCCATGTAGATCTAATGTGATAATATCTTTTTCCATAACTTGATTGCTTTAATTAATCGTTTTCTAGTTGTTTTATTTTTTATTGATTTTCTGTGTCGTGGAGTTTTCATAGCGGTAATAAATACATACAATTGTATCACCAATATGAAATGCTTTACCTATTGAAACAACTACTTGACCATTTAGTGTTTTACCATAATAACGATAATCAGTCTGTAATGTATTTTCTTGACCTGGGGATGTGGACCATACTGAGTCAATAGTTGATATTATTTTTTCTTTATCAATTATTCTAGTTTCATCAGGTACTAAATCAGTAACAAAAAATCCTAATATTAACAAAGCTAAAAATGTTCCAACTCCAATAATTCCTTCTTTATTCATTATTTTTCAAATTTATGATGTTTATGTAAATATCTTAAGTCACCTAATGTTTCTACACCTTGAGCTGTATTATCAATAGGAATAACTGCCATTGAATCAGGTAATAATTCAACCAAATCATTCAACCAAATAATAGCTACCTCACCTTTTCCAATACCTCTACGACGAGCTACTTCTACTTGTTTATCTTTAACTTCAATAACAAATGTTGTACTCATAATTAATTACTTAAGGGTGCTTTAATTGCTGGATGTGGGTCATATCCTAACAAAATAAAATCATTCAAATTAATTTCATCTGCTTTACCTTTCAATGCGGCTCTAAAGTTATGACCTGAACTCATTTTCAATACAGGTAATTCTTTAGGTTCCCTATCCATTTGTTCCTTAGCTTGTTCCAAATGATTCAAGTACAAATGTGTATCGCCTAAATGACCAATTAAATTTTCAGGCACCATATTCACTTCACGAGCAATCATCTCAAGTAATAGACCGTATGAAGCAATATTAAACGGCAAACCTAGGAACACATCAACTGAACGTTGATTCCAAAGTAATGAAATTGCTCGTTTAGGAGTTCTATCACTAAATGCTTCTTCAGTAATAATAAAATTATCTAATTCTAGATCCCTATTTTTCATTACCCATTGTATTTTTTCTTCCAAACTCAACTCTCTTGTATAAACTTGAAATCCATAATGACAAGGTGGAAGAACCATATACTCAAGAGCATCTACATTCCAAGCTGAAACCATCAATCGTCTTGAATCAGGATTATTTTTTAATTGATGAATTAAATGTTTAATTTGATCAATTGTTCCACCTGCTAAATCATTTGATTCCCAAGCTCTCCATTGTGCTCCGTAAATAGGACCTAAATCACCCCATACATGAGCAAAATCACCATTGGTTTTAATTTGTTCAATAAACTTATCCATTGGTAATGGTTCACCCACACCTACTCTAGAATCCTTATATCTCTTATAAGCATCACCATTCCAAATATTACAACCATTATCAACTAAATACTTAATATTAGTATCACCCATCAAAAACCACATCAACTCAGTTGCCATTGTTTTAAATGCTACTTTTTTAGTAGTCAACAATGGAAAACCATTCCTCATATTATGATGAATTGTATAACCAAAAATTGATTTAGTACCAGTACTTGTTCTGTCTTTCTTTTCAACACCAAATTCAAGAATATCTTGTAGTAATGTTTGATATTGTATATCTAGATTATTCATAATTAATCTTCAACTTCTTCAATTTCATTAAGCCATTTTGAAGTTTTCTTTCGCTGTTGTTTTCTGAATTTATGATTCTTTTTCAAATCTTCAATCCATATTTTTAAAACAGCTAGTTTTTGTAAATTACTTGTTTTACTCATGTTTTTATTAAATATTAAAATTAGTGAAAATATAATTTGATAAATTATCTACAATTTGTTCATCCATAACTTTATTTCTAAAATCATCATAAACAATAACATCAACATAACCTAAATCTTCATCTTGTGTTACTTCTACTTGATAATGTTCATTGTGTGTTGTTAAGTCAAACCTTAACACAACTTCAGTTAATCTAGAGTGTTTAATATTTGTATCCATAAAATGTGTTATATATCCATCCCCAACAATTTTTTTTCATTCTTTGTATTTTAATATCAAATCTACGTTTAGCACATTGGATTACATATGTTTTAGGTTTTTCATCCAAAGATCTCATATAAGCCTTCAATGCTTTACCAAACTGTACCTTAAACATACTAAATAGAAACCAAAACAGTTTCTTTTGATCAAATGAGTCAAACACCCATTTTCCACCTTTGTAGTTGGCAATTTTTTTCAATTCACCACTACCTTCATAACCTGAAAACAACTCAATACAGCTTAACTGTGTTTTAAACACTAAATACTCTGTTTCACTTAAATTGTACATAAAATTCATAACTCTTTTTTTATCTTTTTATCTTAAATAATATAATTAATTCTTTTTAAAAAGCCAAGTGGGACTTAAAAGTCCCACCTAGCTGAAAGAAAGAAATAAAAAGTTTGTACTGCTGGCCGGGATCGAACCGGCACGAACCTTACGGCTCACAGGATTTTAAGTCCTGCGCGTCTACCTGTTCCGCCACAACAGCATATTTTTAAATATCATATATTGTAATACTCTTTTTTATACTTTCTTTTCTCAGTAAATTTAAAGTAACCAAATGATATGATAAAAACTAAAGCAAATAAAGTGTATTTAAGAACTTTAAAACACCATAAAATAAATAAAGCTAAACCACCTGCTAATAACCAACTATTTAACTCTTTACTCATTATAAATCTTTATTTTCCTTCTTATCTTATATTAATATAATAAATCTTTTTCCAAAATCCAAATCTTTTTAATCTTCTTTTATAGTTTCATATGAATAATGAACTGAATCTTTTTGTATTGTGAAATACAGATCAAAGTCTTTATCACAATCACGATTCTTACTAAAGTACATTAAACGTTGATTACTTTCTTTGGATCGCTCAATATGGCACATTGCATCAGTCATGTGTTTTAACCGGTTTGATCCAGCGAAATCACCCGCCTTAGTCATTTGTTGTATATTAATAAATGTGGTGTAACGTTTATTTTTATTTTCACCTTTTTTATTTCTATCTTGTAAAGACAAAAACCATGACTCAGCAGCGTTTTCAGTTATTTTATAATGATCTCTAACCATATCAATAACCTCAGCTATTGAATCTACAGCTACAATATCATAACCTTCATTAAACACATATTCAAGAGTTTCTTTAACTGTTTCAGCATAGTTTTTCAAAAATAATGTTTTAACACAAGAAAATTTAGGCAAACGCCTACAGTACTTATAATAACCAATTTCATCCATCTCACCTGAGATAAATAAACATTTATAACCTTGACGAGTAAAATTAGAAAGCATATCAAGTACAACTGTTGATTTACCACTACCAGGACCACCCACCATAACCATATTAGTACCAGGCATAATCCCACCTTCAGTACTTAATATAACATCAAGTTCTGATTTTGTTTGTATTGGTTTAAATAAAGAATCATTAAAATTAAGTTCATTACCACTAATTAGTTTAATACTAGTTGGATCAAATAATTTTGATTCTGTTTTTTTAGATGGTCTTCCTCTTTTAGTTTTATTCATAACTTTTATTTCTGTTGTTGTTTTAAAATATCAAAATACCAATCACGCTCATGAGGTCTGGGTTGAAATACAGGTTTATCAATTTCATGAAGATATACAGTTTTGAATTTATTTTGTTTTTTAGCTCTTTTATTTGATTCATAATAATATAATGGTCCTGTGTATTTTTGTGGTTTTGGTTCTCCATTTTCATAATATACAATTCTTCTAGGTCCATCCCAAGATCTAAATGCTCTACAAGTAACTCTATACCATTTGCCTTCTTTTTTAAGTTGAATTTGAGTTTCTTTTACAGTATTAAAATCGTACTTTAATTGGACAGTGTTACCTTTTTTCTCACTCATTTATTAAAATGGAAGTATTTCATCAATTGAAAATTCAACACGTTCCTCATCTTTATTTTTTCTAGGAACTGGTGGGTGTTCAAAATATTTTTCTAGCCAAGTTACAGGATATATTAAAACACGACCTGTATATCTAGAATTATTAATATGTTTTTCTCCAAATGGTATTTTTTGTAAGGATGCTTCTTTATATATTTCTTTTCCTAATGCGGGTCCAGCCGCTTTACCTAAAAAATTATACAATGACATAAAACTATCATTATAATAGGGACTTTCACTCCAATATGGTCTTTCTTTTATCATTTTATTTATTTTTAACTGCTTTAATATGTTTACAACCTTCCATTCTATTCTTTAATCTATAAAAACCTTGGCAATTACATGTCCAATAATTTTTAGATGGATCAAATTTAACTTTATACTCACCTAAACCTGAACCACTTTCTGCTGTGAATATTTCTTTTTTTACTTTTATTTCAGGTTTAATCCAGTTAATATCTTCTAATGTTGTAGCTGGGTGTACTTTTAACCAAATAGGAACAATATGTTTTTCACCCCTTATTGTTATAATAGAGGGGTTTAATGTATGTTCCACGTCATATTTAAAAGCACTTACACCACAACCTAAAACATCTTCTTCAGGTGTATATGAATAAGGAAGACTACCTTCAATTATTTCATCAACTACATTACCATCTTTATATGTTTTATAAATCCTTAATAACATCTTTTTTTCTTTCTTTTACTATAATAATATAATTAAGAATTTTTAGTTTTCAAAGTCTTTTGTTTTTTCTTACCTTCATGAGTCAATAAGTAAACATTCTCTCCTGTTTCAACATCAATATTTGCATAAATCAAACCTAATTCAATCATATTATCTAAATGGTATTTAACAACACATTCCCTGATAATATCTTCTATTTGTTCTTCATCAAGCATAGGTTCATCATGATCAATTACATTTTCAATAGCTTTGAACATAACACCTTCTTCAATCATTTCAAGAAATTTTTGTTCATTTTCAATTTCCTCATCTAAACAAAGTTGAGGTGCTACTGTTTCAAAAAAACTCATCATCTTTGAAACATAAATCTGTGCGTCTATTGGATAATTATTCATATTATTTCTTTATTTGGTTATACAATTCAATAACTTTATCTGATTCTTCATGAGTCAAACTATCAACTAGTTCTAACAAAATGTCTGTTGTTTCATGATCTGATTCTCCATACATGTCAATTTGTGCATTTGCTCTGAGTTGCAACTCAATAACTCTGTTTACTTTTTCAATGTTCATATCTTTTTATTTTTCTCTTTTACCTTAATAATATAATAAAAGATTTGTGGTACTCCAAGGAAAAATTAAAATAAATCTTTTAAATTATTATCCTGGTCCTTGAACGTATCATTAAATTTTCTAAGGTACTCATCCCTATCCAGAATCTTATTGGCCGCTTTTTCCAATGATTTATTTTTGTTAGGTTTTGGTTGTTTTTTATTTTTTTGTTTCATGTCCATAAATAAAGGGGCCTAGTTAAAAACTAGACCCCAATGTAAAAGATAAGAAATAAAAGATACTTTATTTTTTAGTTTTGGCAGCTGGTTTTTTTCCAGCTGGTTTTTTATTATAGCGTTTCCTTGGTGCAGGTTTTGGTTTAATAGTTTCTGGAATGAATGGTTGTTCTTCAACAACTGGTTCATCTGTGAGTGTTTCATTAGATGAAACTTGATCATTTTTTGAGAAGTAAAAATTGTAAATAAAATAAATTACAATTAAAGCTAGGCAGGTGATAACTAAGATATTCATGATTATTTTTTATTTAATATTTCTAATATAGATTTAATTTGACTACATTCTTCATACATCTCATTTTTAACAAATACATTCATACATCCATTTAATACAGTTGGATATTCTTCTTTGTCTATTGATAATTTATATGTTTCTTCTGTTTCACGACAATAAACAGAAAATATGTTTGCCTTTTTTCTATTTTTAGCTATTGCTATTTTAACACTACTAAATAATTCACTAACTACATCTAAGTCTTGATTAGAGAATTTTTTTACAAATTCTTCAAAAGAATCAACAATTATTTTTTTCATAGTTTGGTCCATTTATTTTTGTAGTTTATATTACTAGCAGCATACATAGCATAATCATTCCTAATAGGTTGACCACTATTGTAAGCACCACAAGCTAATTCCCAATCATTGTAAATTGAATGCCATTTATTAAGCATTTGCATACTAATCTTAACATTCAAATCTATATTAGTTTTTAATTCTTTTTCACTTAAACGATGTTTAACATATGGATGTGCCCAACGAGTAATAATCTGCATTGGTCCTACAGCACCAGCGTATGATTTTTGATATGGGTTATAATCAAAATCAAATGGTCCTTGGTAACGAGTTTCTAGATAAGCTACATTATAAGCTATATGTTTTGGAATATTGAAACTATCACTCCAGTGTTCAATTGATTCATACATCTGGAGTGAAATAGTTCCATTAGCTAAATCTAAGCGTTCTTCAAAATAATCTAGACGTTGATTAACATTATAATACATTAATCCAACAATACCTAGAATAATAATCAAATACCAGTGTTTCAATTTAGCAAACATAGTTGTTTTTATTTAGTTACTACAGGACTAGCAATTTTACTAGCATACATTTTAAAGATAATTCGTCCAATAGAATCACTATAGATAGTATAACTTCCTGTTTTACGATCCATCATAATTAATTTATCTTCTGAATCAATAGCAATTCTTACTTCCTTATTAAGGATAGTTTCATTAACAGCTTGTGGTTTCATTTTTAGTTCTTGGAAATAGTAACCTAAACCAAAACCAGCAATTAAAGTTGATGCTACAATAGTAACATTCATAAAGCGAGAAAATGCTGCTTTAAATTTTTCTTTGAACTCTTCTGTGATTAATTTTTTCATAACTTATTTCTTTTTATTTTGTTTCATTTGACTTTGCTCAGACTTAAGCTTAGCTTCATACATTGGATGGAATTTAGGTTTTTCATTTTGTAACCTTTCTTCTATTCGTTTTTGTCTTTGTTCTTCTTCAAGTTTATCCAATCTAGCTATTTGTTCAGCTAATGTTGGTTCTCTATATTTGTTAGATTCATCTGAACGATTAATACGTTCATTACGTTTCATTGCTCTTTCAAAAGCATCTTGACTACATATTTTTAATCCCATACTCTTTTTCTTTTACCTTATTAATATAATTATCCTTTTTTAAAAAACCAAACTTTTATCTATAAGAAATAAACTCAGAACCATCATTTGGAGTTTCATCATCCATTAACCCTAATTCTTTAAAATGTTCTATTTGCCATTCATCCAATTCCCAATTAACTTCATTCTTTTTAGCTGGGGTTATATAATCTTCAATTGCTTTTACTTGTTTATTGTTGAATACATCTCCAGCATATAAAAAATAACAATTATAACATAACATTTCTAAATTGTTTAAATTCCAATTTTTCTTATTTTTATCTTTAAAACTTAGTAATAAAGGTGTTTTTAAATCTGTTAAACGTTGCTCATGAAAATCACATTTATAACAATGTTCAACTAAATGTCCTTCTAATAATAATCTATTTTTAAGTTTATCAGGATTATATGAATCAATAGAAACTCTACCTTCAATCAAATCATTTAATAATGGTTCTTTACCTTTAGCAATTGTATGTTTGGCTATCCCTTTACCTGCCTGATTTTTATGAAGATCAAAAAGACTCAGTCCAGAATCCTCATCACGGAAAAGTTTCATCCATTTTTTTAAATGTTGATAAGAACAATGTAAATACCTAGCAGCAGCTTTAACTGATCTAGTTTTGATCATTGCTGTTTGGATTTCTTCTTTTGATAATGGTCTTGCTTTCATTTAGAATCAAATGTTTCAAGTTTAAATAATACATTCCAAAGATCCTCAGGTGTGTCTAATTCTACTTCATTTCCATTATCATCTATTAATGTATTTATTGATCCGTCTGGATTGATTTTTTCATATAAATAAAAATTAATTAATTCATATCCGTCTTTACCAAATGTGAATAATAAAAGTGCATCTATTACTTGATAAAACGCTTCATCATAACTTGAAGTGTCAAGTCGTAAGTCTGCGTTAACTAAACTACTTCTTGTATCTAACACTTGTATTCCATTTATAATAGCGTAGAACAATTCTTTTTTCTTTTCTAAAGTATTTTTTTTCTTTCGTTTAAAAGAAGTGTTTACTTTAAGTAATTCATCAATTGCTTTTTTTACTAAATTGTATTCTTGATCTTTCATAACTCTAATTCTTTAATTAATTTAACTATTTCAGAACATTGTTCATAACGTTCATCTTTTTTATAATACTCAATACATTGGTTTAATGCTTTTTTCCAATCTGATTTATTAATTTCTACTTGATATTCTGAATATGCTACTTTAAATAAAATAGCTGTTTTTGATCTATTTATAGCAGCGTCTCTAATAGCTTCAACAGTTTCAGAATATACTAAACTAATAAAATTATTACTTTTTAATAATAAGTCATGGTCAAGACCTTTACCAACAAAAGCTATATTGAGTGTGAAAGGTTGTCTTACAATCATGATATCTCATTTTTTATAAATATTAAATCTTTAGATATGTCATTAATATTTTTTATTTCAACTTTAATATTACCTAATTCAAATTCACCAGTATCATTTGTTTCTTGAATGATTTTATTTAATTGAGTTATAACTTTAAAATCATTTTGATTTATCTGTTTTAAATCTAAATTAATAATAATATCATAATCATCTATATTTTTTGGATTAATATCCCCTAAAAATTCTTCACCATTAAAAGGAATATAATTACTAACTATTGAACATTTTTTATAAACAGGAGTTAAAATAGGATGACCATACAAATCGTTTTCTATCCAACTACCCCATTTCTTAATATAGTATTTTCTTGCTTTTTCTTCAGCTATTTTAAAATAATCATCATTAACTCCTATTTTTTCATTCCATCTATGACCACGACATGTTAAGTGATAAACAAAAGCATCTCTAGATTGAATCAATTCATATCCTGCTAATATCCACCTTTGAAAAATATCTGAGTCTTCATATGGAAATGGGGCAAAATTCCAGTCATGACCTCCAATTGCTAAAAAATCTTTTTTATAAAGTAACCATGGTGCAAACATTCCTTTAGTAGTTTTATCAGGAAATTGACTTTGTAATTTTTGACAATGCAATTCAAAATCAGCTATATTTAATGAATCAAAGTCCATTCCAAAGTCCATAACTATTTTTTCATTACCTGGAGGATGCAATGGTGGTTCTATTCTAGTACCACATACTACAGTTCCGGGTTTTAAATGTTTTAACATATTTTCTATGTAGTTAGGACCAAGTATCATATCAGCATGAATAATACCTACAATATCATACATGGTGAAATCTATACCTTTATCATATAATATAGTATGACCTACTCTTTCATTAGATTTAAATATTCTTAATTTATTATCTGAGTTATATATTGTTTGCATCCAATCCCAAGTACCATCATTACTAGCATCATCATACATAATAATTTCTACATTTGGAGCATGTTTTTTAATACTATAATAAGCATTTTTTAAATGTCTAAGGTTATTATGAGATGGTATAATTAAGGAAATCATATTAACTTTAATTTTGGATTTTTTACTTCTATTTTGTTTACTTTTATTTTTATAGTACCAAATTCATACTCACTATCTTCTTCCACTTGGTCTATAATATCTTCTATATTTTTAATAATATAGTTAAGATTTTGTATATCTCCTAGCTTATTATCAAATTCTATAACAACATCATTATTTAATTCATTTACAAATTTAGAATGTAAATCAAATTTAGATATAGGTTGAAATGTTTCTATATAAGGAATAACATTGCAATCAACTATTAAATTATTAAAATATGGTTCTAAAGATACTAAACTAGTATCACAATTAATTATTTTAATACCAACGTCATATTTTTTATTAGGTTTAGGTTCACAAGGTCCATATTCTTGAAATACACCACCCCATTTTCTAATATATTCTAATAATGAAATTTGATTTTTTAATTGCCAATCTTGTGATTTATTATTTAAGTCTTTAGTTTCTTTAGCATGTTCAAATTGCCCTCCTCTACAAGTTAAATGATAAACTAAACTAGACCATACTTGTATAGTATCATAACCAGCTAATTTAAATCTTCTAAATAAATCAGCATCTTCAAATACTGATAAGAAAATAGGATCATGACCTAAATGATCATTCCTATTTATTAACCAAGGAGCAAAAGATGATTTAGTTAATTTATTTTCATTTTCTTTAGATGTTTTAACTACAAATTGATTAAACTCATCCCATTTAATTTCTTCAGGCCATAAACCAAAGTCCTGTACTATTTTTTCAGGTCCAGGAGGGTGTAATGGTGGTTCTATTCTAGTACTACATACAACTGATTGAGGTTTATAATGTTCAATTAAATACTTATCAGCATCAACACCTAATATCATATCAGCATGAAATGCTACTACTAAATCAAATTTAGCTTCTTTAAACATTAAATCATAAGCGTAACCAATTCCTTTACATTCTGATTCTGAGTTTAGAATATAACGGATTTTGTTTTCTTCTAACCATTCAACTGTACCATCATTATCTTGGTCTACAAATACTAATATCTCATTTGTTGTATAATGAGAGTTTATCTCAATAGAAGGTATACATGTTTTTAAATACCTTAAATTGTTTTTACTGGGTATACAAAATGTTATCATTTGAATAAATGTTTATATTTTTCCTTATTATTTTTTATATATTGAGGTAAGTTATCTTCATTAAGAGTTAACTTATAATTTCGTCCATGAAAATAAGAACTTATAACTTCAATATTATTTTTTAATTTATTTTCTATATCATTTTTAACAACATCATTATTAAATTCTTGATGTCCATAAGATTCTATTTTTAATTTAATCATGTCAGGACCACCCATGAAAGTAAAATGCCAACCACCATTATCAATATATTTGTATGGAGTTCTAGCTGGGTTACGTAAATGATTAGTACTAGAGTTTTTAATATTTTTATATTTTGTTAATGTTACTCCAGCCCATGGTTCATTTGATTCAAGGTTCATATATCCACTATATACTATTTGTCTAAGTTTATACACAGTAGAGTCTTCTAAACTATAATTTAATTCTGGGTTCCATATTTCATCTAAATCACTAATAAAGCAAATGTCATCATCATTTAATCCTTGTAATGGTATTCTAATACATTCTTTTTGATAAAATTCTTTTAACCAATGTAATTCTCCTGGAGGTACATTAGTAGTAGTTAAAGCATGATGAATAATATTTTCTTCTAGTTTAGTAATATTTGGTTTATTTAGTCTAGATCTTAGTTCAGGCCAGCTAATTACAGGGTCTTGAATAACATAATGAATAATTTTATGTTCCCATTCTTTAAATCTATCTTTATTTTCTTGGTAAAATAAAGGTTTTGGATTTCCTGAGAATGTTTCTATACATTCAATTATTACAAATTTATCTACTTTGTCATTTAACATTTGGAGTCTGATTTCTAATAAATCTAACTCATTAAAAAAGGTGAAAATATCGTATACCATTATTTATTATAAATTTGAGGATTGTTTGACATATATAACTGTAAATCTCTTTTACATTCATCATAAGAAAATAAAATACCATCACGATCTTGATAGAACCAGTCTTCATATAAGTTATAATTACAAGTCCAATAACCATTAGAAACATTATGTCTACCCCAATATTTAGGCGCTATAACCATTCTAGCATTTCCTGTAACTGTTGGCCATATAGCGAAACTTGAATTTGATAATATTAAATACTTAGCATTTTTTATTACTGAATAGTCTCTACCAACATCAAAATGAAAAATATTATCAGACAATTCAGGTAATACTCTTTTAGCTTCATCTGGGTTCTCTGTAATTACAACAAAAGTAAAATCTGGGTTGATTTTTAACATATTGTATATAGCTTGAACCCAATAATTTCTTGTTAAGTACATAGCTTGACAATCTGGTCCAGAATAGTCTCTATAGTTTAACACACAAATATCATCACTTGAAAAATCATAAACTTCAAATTCTGGTTTTACCTTAAGCCAGTTTTTTAAGTCATTTTTTCTATGACGAAAATAACCTTCACCCTGCATAACACCATCAATTTTTGTATTATCAGTAATGTTTATAAGATTATAATCTATATCTCTAACATCACACCCTAAAACTCTATCATGTTGACTAGCATTTGTTTTTAATCTTAATTCTTTTTCAACATAATGATTTGTAATTCCTTGAACTGGTTTTCCAAGATCAAGGTCCATAAAATATAACCCATGATCATTAAATCTTCTATCTCCTAAATTTTCTAATCCAGTAAAACCAAAATCATATCCTTTATCAGCAGCTATAACTCTTGTAGTTACATAACATGCTAATTGGTTTCCTAAACCCTGGCCATAATAAAACTCTGTAGCTATCATATATTTTTATTTTATTTTTTCTAGTAAACATCTGCCTTCTAAATCTTCTATACATCTTATAGTATGTTTAGGAAGGTATTTTTTAATATATTCTTTAGTTGGGATATTATAATAATCATGAAATTCTACTTCAATCCATTTTACTGTTTTCAAAAATGTAGAATTTTCAATTACATTATATTCTCCCCCTTCTATATCTAATTTAATAAGATCAACTTTAGGAAATTTTAATTCTTCTAAAGTAGCCACTTCAACTTCTATACCAGGTATACTTGAGTCAGGTACTAATCTAAATCCACCAATATTATCATCAACAGAATATATTTTTGGACTAACTAAATTATAACCAATTGCTTTTTGAAAAAATAATACTTTTTGTTTTTTAACATTATTTTGCAAAAATATAAAATTATCTTCTTGTGGTTCAATAAGATAAGCTTTTTTAAGTGTATCTATTTTTTCAAAAAGTACATTACAAAACTCTCCAACATTAGCACCTATATCTATATAAGATTTAATTTTATCTTGTTTTAAAATTTCTATTACATCCTTATAATACTGATAGGTTTCTAATTCTGATCTAGTATATAACATGTGTGATTCTCTACTTGATGGCATTTTAATTGTATTTTTTATTTATATATTCAAATTCATTATTTTTAACTTGTTGAGTAGCAATTGTGTTACTCACTTGATTGTTATGTTCTCTATTCACAACTGTAATAAAATTACAAATTGATGGTAAACCAAATTTATCATATAAACGTTTATAGTATTCTACATCCATGAGCCAAAATAAATTTTCATCAAACAAAATTAAATCATCTTTATACATCATTAAAACACTTGGTGAGCTAATAGTATTTTCACCATAATGAATGTTATCATGATATTTTGGATAAAATGGATTATATAATTTTAAATCATCTTTAGAGTGACAACAAGCTGTAACTAACCAATGATTATGATTACCCGCTAAATGTACTAACATAGTTTCAAGACTTTTATTATCATAAAGAAAATCATCTTGAAATAATATTTTTATAACATCACCTGATGATTGTTTCATAGCAGTATTGATGTTACATGAAGAAACACCTCTACCATAATCATTATAAAAATGTTTTATATCAAATTTAGATTGATATTTTTTACAAACATTTTCAATTAATGGAGTAGTACTATGATCAGATATTATAACTTCAAAATTTTGGTAAGTTTGTTTTTCCAATACTGATAATGAATGGTCTAGATAATTAGCTCCAAAACCTTTCATCTCATATGTTGGTATACAAATACTAACTTTCATTTTTATTTTCTAGCAAACCATACTCCCATTTGAGGAGCATGTACAAAACCAAATTTCCCTTCAGCTACAATATTAAATCCCCACTCTTTTATTTTATTCATAATATTTTCTCTAATATCTTCAGTGTGATATTCAATAGCTAACTCAGTAATGGATTCCATATCCTCATTATTTAAATTATATAAAACTGTTTCATAAGCTTCAATATCACATTTTAAAGCTGTAGCTTGGATTTCATTTAAAAGACTTTTAACTGTATCAGTATTATCAATAAACATAGCTCTAGCTTCTAAATTTTCTATGTTTAAATCATTAAAATAATCTACTTCTGATTGTCTAGTATCAATAGCTAATACTTTTAAAGCTCCTTGTTGTAAAAAATAAGTTGGACTATGATGTTCAACTTGGTGTGTATCATGTCTACCACATCCTAAATCTAATACTACTTTTCCTTTAGGATGAAAATGTAACCAATGATGTTCTGAATTTTCTGAGGCAATACTGTGTTGTTCCATTTTATTTTTAAATTAGTTTTGATAAATCTGTTTTCATGTTTTCTGTAACTTCATAATTACACATCCAAATAGTATATAAAGCTCTTTCAATTAAATGACTTTCTCCAGATAATTGAGTATGTTCAACAAATAATCTTAAATTTTTATAAAAAACTTTATCATATTTGTATATATGTTCTTTTGGTACTACAAAATTTCCACCTGGAGGAAATCTAACATATTTTGGTAATACTGGATCTGTAAAACAGTATAACATAAAGTCATTATATGTTTGAAAGTATTTAATTGGATGTTTTGGATTGTTTAAATACCAACTATTATTTATTTCTAACCACCCACCATCACTAGAGAACATAGCTATTCCTGCTTGTAAACTTGGTTGATTTGGATCATGAGCTTTCCAATCTTCAATAGGGGTAAAACATTTTAATTTAACTAATTGTCTAAACTTTTCTTCAGATACATGTCTAGGAAAAGTATTACCTTTACAAAATACAATTATGTTAGGTAAATCATCATAATGATCAATAATGTAAGTTAGATAATCATATATGTTATAACCATTTATTGAAGATTTAACAATGTTATAATTAGGATATTTTTTATAAAGATCTACAACTTCAAAAGGATAAGAAGCATTTTCTAATAAACTAGCGTCCCAAGTTTTATCATATATAATATGATTAGGATAATCTTTAACCCAATCTAAATTATTATTATAATTTGATATACAAAAAAAGTTTAAATCACTATCCATTCTTTACAATATAAATCATTAGTATCATGAAAATAATAGGCTGGTCCAAACCATTGTTTAGGTGCTACAACTAACTTATTTTTATTTTTATTTAGATAAGCAGCCCACCAACTAAATGAACTATTTGCTATTATATTATGATTGCACATTGACATTAAACACATATCAATATACGGATCAACATTATTAATATAATGAATATTTTCTTGTTCTCCAAATAATTCTTTACAATAATTTACATCATCAGAAAAAATGATAAAATGATATTCTTTATCACTAAATAATTTAATAGCATTTGAATAATATTCTGGGGAGCATATTGGATGGAAATTTTCTAATCCTTTATAATCACCTATTCTTAAATGTATAGATACAGTTTCTGTAGTTAATTTAGGAAATAATTTATTAGCCTCACTTTGTATATCTAGTTTGAAAGTAAATAATTCTAGTATTTCTTCTTTAACATGTTCAAAATATTTTTCTGTTTGATAATATCCTTTTAAATCAGCATTATCAGGTATAGAAAAAAATTGTTCATTAAAATGAAAATGAGGTTCTTGAACTTCATATTCAAGACTTGGGAATATATTTTCTTTAGGTCTTAATATATCTTTTTTTAAAGTAAAAACTTTAGGTAAATCAAAAGTACAATATCTTGTTACTCCATCTTTAAATTCTTCATATTGTCCCTCAATCATATTCTCCATAGGAAAAGTAACATCATAATTTAGTTTTCTAGCTATACCATATGTCCCAGCAAATTGAAACATTTGGTTTCCTAATCTACCAAAAAGTCCTATTTTACTGTATGTTATCATACAAATTATTTTGTTTCTCTTGTTTCTCTATAGTTTTTATATGCTTTAAAGCTACTATTTCATTATCAGGAAGTGGAGCTAAAGACTTATAACCAATTAATACTTCATGTACTTTATTTTTCCATTGTATTTCAGGAATATTTTTACAAATTCTAAACTGATAATCAGGGAAATTTATCCAACCTTTTTCATTTACTCTCCATCCCCATTTATCAATATGTTGTTGAGTTAAACCCTCAACTATATTAACTCTAGGTACTAACATAACTTCTACTTTATCTTGATTTAATTCAATAATTTCTCTAATTAAATGAATTTGATCTTGACTAATTTCCTCATCAGCATCTAAAAAGAAAATCCAATCTTTTGAACAACGTTTTTTAATACTATTTTTAAAAGTAGCAAAGTCTCCATTTAAATCACTAAATACTTTTATTGCTGGGATTATTATTTTTCTTCGTCTAGATATTACTGGGTTATAGAATCCTTCAAAATCAGATATTATTTTTAAAACTTTATCTGTTGTATTACTACTATCAACTTGAATTATTATTTCATCATTTTCAATAGTACAAGTTTCTAATTGTTTTAATAATCTACTTAATTCATATGCTTCATCACATACAGTAATAGCAAAACTAATATTAATCATAATTTAATTATCAAATAACCCTAAATAATCACAAGCACTAATAAAGTCATTTTCAAAATGTTTCATAGTAGATGGATCTGATTTATATTTAGCTCCTTTATTAATAGCTTCTTTTTGTTCTTCTTTACTAAGTTTTCTAACTTTAATAACTGACCATTTCCAATCATCTTTACTAGTACCATTAATAAATACTGTTCCTTTATCATGCATATTAAATGTCATAGGATACCAAATTCTTTTTTCTTTATCAATATGTTTAATATCTTTATACAATTCAGGCATTGTTAACTCATACTCAAAAGGATCAAATTCACCCTCAATCATAAGGTCATTAGTATGAAAACCACAACCCATACAATTATATGAATTTTTAGTCTCATTAATAGGTAATGAGTAACAAGCATCTGATCCACATTTGGGACATACTATTAAATCATCTTTTATCATATTTTCTTTAATTTAGGTAATTCAACTTTTTTCAATTGAGGTAATTTTAGTTCAATTTGTTTAGGTAACTCAGAAACATTTTTATCAAGTATATGTTTTAATTTTTCTACCATCTTTTCAAATGAAAATTCATTTTTAGACTTAAAAGCCTGACGTTTAGCTAATTCAGAATATTTTTTATAATTTAAAAAAACATCATTTAAAGCTCTATTTACTTGAACAATATCTGGGGCAAACCATAATCCTTCTTTTAATATAATTCCTTGAACATATGCACTTGGGTGAGTTGGTCTTAATTCACCTCCAACAGATAATACAAATTCTGGATTTAAAAAGTCCATATGACCTGACCATCCTGATATGATTATAGGTTTTTTAAGAGTACTAAATTCAAGTAATGGACGACCAAAACCTTCACCTTTAGTTAATGATATCATAGCTTTAATTGAAGGGTGATTATACAAATAATTCATTTCTTCTTCAGATATATCACCATGGATTAGATAGATATTAGGTAAGTCTCCTTTAATTGTTTTTCTTACATTATCTATTCGTTTTAAAATTTCATTTCTATCTAACACTGAACTTCCTGCTCCACTTACTTTTAATACTAAAGCTGGTTTGTTCTTTTTATTTTTAAATGTTTCTAAAAATGTTTTTATTAATAAACCTACATTCTTTCTGTCTTCACCTATTTCACCTTGTAACCAATGTCCAACAAATAAATAACAAAATGTCTCTTCAATACTATCTAAAACTTCAACTATAGGACATTCAGGTAATTCATCATCAGGAATTTCAAAATATTTATTTAAATCAACTCCTTCAAATAATACATCAATGGGTTTTTCAAGTTTGATTAGTCTAACAATTTGACCAGCTTCATTATTTTGTTCAAAATTAATTTCTTCAAATACTTTTTTAGCATGTTCAGAAGAGACTAAAGTTAAATCCATTCTATTAACTCCATCAATCCAATTAGGATCACAAACTGTTGTTTCAATACCTGCTGTAACTCCTATACTATATTTACCAATATGTTGAAATTCATTAGGTACTGTTATTTGAAACCAAACATCAGGATGTCTAGATAATTGAGTTGTTAAGGCAGGTAAAAGATATGGTTGTAAAAATCCCCACTCCTCAATATGGTCCTCAATATAATTCCAAGGTGTATTACCCCAACGTTGAGGGATAATTTGAATATCCCAATCATTTTCTTTTGATTCAATAAGAGCTTTAACAAAATCTCTAGCTCTAGCTCCGTAACCTGAATATGTGTCTATAGGACAACTAACTACACAATATTGTTTCATATTAATATATTAATTTATGTTTAATTTTTTCTTTTTTTAAATCTTCAATTTTGATAAATTCTAAAGTAGGACGAGGTTCAAATTTTTCAAAACATTCATCCATGTGTTTAATTACATTATCTGACATAGCTTTAGCTGTCATCATAGATTCTTCACTTCTAACCCATTCCATACCTTTTAAACCTTTTTCTTCTCTTTCTTCAGGATTTAAATTATAAACATTTTCAATAGCTTTAGCTATATCTCTAAAATCACATCTATCATCCCAAATATAAGGTGTTGGTATTGAACCAACTAAAGACATATTATTAGGAAATACTGGTTCTACCCATTCACCATGTTCTTTGTAAGTACCAAAATGATTTGAGCAAAACTCATCATCAAATTCCATCCATTTCCCATCACGAACAAATCTCATTTGATCCTGCATACCACCAGTAACATTACCTATAATCATTGTTCCAGCCATCATACTTTCAGTTAATGATAATCCCCAACCTTCATTTGAAGAAATTAAACAAGTAACATCAGCTATGTTATATAAATAATTTAATTGTTCAGTTGATAACATTTTATCATATATCATAACATTAACATAATCATCACAAATGTAATCATAAACTGCTTCTAAGTCTGTACCATTTTCATCTCTAACTTGAGTATGTAAAACCAAAATACATTCTTTAGATTTTTCAGGTCCAATATTATCACAAAATACTTTATAACCAGCTATTAAATCAGGAACTGATTTTCTTCTAATATTACGAGCATTATAAAAAACTACATACTTATATGTTTTATTACCAAATAATTCTTTTTTATATAATAATAAGTCTTTAAATTTTTCATGATTAGCATCAATTTTAAAGAATCGTTCATGATTAATACCATGAGGTACATAACCAATAACTTTATTTTTAGCTTTATCACCTAAAACAAGTTTGTTAATATTAACAGTTTGTTTTGAAATACCCATTAAACAATCACATGATTCATAATATGATTCATTATATTTAGGTGCTGGGTAATTATCCCAAATGTTTAAATACATGATTGGAATTTTTTTCCTTATTTCATTTTCTATTTGAAATAACCAAACCCAATATCTAGGGTCAGTAAATAACAAAATAGCATCAATTTTTTCATGTTTAATAATTTGCCTAATTAAATCAGGATTACCATAACCACTAATAGGCATTACTTGAACATCAGCATCTTCAATCCCATTTAACTCATTTGTAGCTGGAGATAAATCAAATCGTTGACCTTGTTCTGGGTGATTAATAGCACCTCCTAAATTAACCCAATTGTAATGATGAGCTGTTCCTATAACAAACTCTTTACCCATTGTAGCGATTCCTGAATGTAATCTAATATCATCACATAATAGGAGAATACGTTTTCTCTGTTCTTTTGGAATATAACCTTGTTTACTCATAAATTTTTAATTAAATACTTCCTGTGGGTTTTGTAAAAATTGTTAAATCTTTTCTAAACTTAACATCATTGACATATAAATGCATACAACGATCTACTAATTTTTGAAGAGAAAATTTTGTTTTAACACATTCTACTTTAAAGTCGTTAAATAATTTTTCATCGACCTTGACAGATGTTAACTGTTGATTGTTTTTCATAACTTATATCTACTTATGTACGTATATAAATATATAACTTTTAGCTAAAAAACTGCTTTTGTTCAATATTTTTGTTACAAAGGTTTGATAGATTGTTATAAGGACACCAACGACAAGTATCTTTAGATACTATTTTTGGATAATCTTTTTGTACAAAAGTTCCATCACTATTAAAACATTCATCTAAAAATGATTGAAATGAAGTATTAGCTTTTTTCATTTTAATTTTACCAGCGGCGGGTTTAAATTCTTGAACTCTACCAATAACAAAATCTTCACTATCCCATATTTTTCTTCTAACTACTAAAAATTCAACTTCAACTTTATCAATATCAATTTTATATAAGTCAGAAAAATATTGTTTATAAAGTAAAATTTGATTGATTTTAATATCATCTTTTTTTTCTTTAGCTGACCAACCTCTAGTAGATGTTTTAATATCAAATATATAATATCTATCATATTTTTCATCATACAAGATAAAATCAATAAAACCTTTCATATACATGTTTTGTTTATTAGGAATAGGTTCAATAATAGGTACTTCAATACCAATTAGTTTCCATTGTCTAATTCCTAAATACTTGGCTCTATTTTTCTTAAAATATGATAGAATAGCTATTCCATCCTCATAAAATTCTTTCATCTCACCTGGAGATGAGAAATGTGTTTTTTTATTTCTGTCTAGTTCAGATTTATAATTTTCAGTAAATCTTTCTTTAAAGAATAATTCAATATCAAATTCATCAGCTTTTTTACCAGAAACATTATATATCATATCAATATATTTCTGCATTGCTTCATGCATTGATGTTCCAAATACTGTATGAATTGTAGGTGTATAAACTGCTTCACCTTTAACATAGTTTAAATACCATTGATAAGGACATTTTCTCCAAATTGAATACTGAGAATATGACACAGTTTTATCAATTGCATAATTTATCTCATGTAATTTTATTTTATTTACTGGATTTTTAAATTTAGCCATTATTTTTTTCCTTTTAACATTTGGATTGTTTTTTCCAAATATAAAGCTAAATCCATTGCTTCTTCTTTAGCATGTTGTAAATATTCTAATACTGATAAATCTGTCCTGTCTAATGTTTGACCATATTTTTCTTTACCCATTTGTGCTCTTTTAATATGTTCATCAATAACTGAGTCAACAATAGAGTCTGTTTTTATAATAGTACGAGATTCAATATCTCTTCTAACACCATAAATTTCACTATTTTTTGTCATTTTTCTTTTTTTTATTATAACCGTAAATTTCATTTAATATAACATCAATTTCTTGTTTTTCCAAGATATTTAAATAATCTTTAATTTCACGGGTTGAACATTGAAAATATTTAGCTAATGTTTCAATTTGTTCTGTATCATATTTAAGATTTGATTTTATATATTTACTCCAAGTTTTCTTTTTAGGTATAACATCTTTATAGAAATCATAAAGTTTATCATTAGGCATAGGATAAGTTTGAGCCATTCCAACAATTGGAATATATTCTTTAGTCATACTTAAAACCCTATTAACTATAAAAGGATTAAAAGCAGACTGATCAGTTTCAGTAAAACTATCCCATTCACGCTTTTCAAACGTGATCATATTAACCCAGTCAAATACTGTCATTAATCCTGTTTCTTTAACTCAGATGGAATAAATTCCTCATTTACATGTTGACATTTGCTACAAGAAAATACTGGAATTGGAATAATTCCATCTTGAGTTTGTCCAGTTAAAAACTTAGACACTTTACGTAACAACAATCCTTCTACAAAAACTGTGTTGCCACATTCGTCACATGCTACAGGAATTGTTTTATCCAATGTAACATTTACATTTACTTGATTATTTTTCATTTTTTGTTTGTTTATGTTCTTTCCAATCTAAATAAAAACCAATTGCAACTAATAAATTCATTCCAACTGATGCCCATAATTCCATTATATCTTCATAAATATTCATTGTTAGATGAACATGACCTACCATCCAAAATGGAACTGATAAATTACTTGATACCCATCTAATAAAATACATTATAAAGGTCATGATAATAATTTAGCAACAGTTGACATAAAATTAATTTCTTTATCTACAGCTGATATAGCCTGATATTGACCTTCAGCAATTATAATTATATCAGAAGCTGCTTTTGTATTATCATAAAGTGCTCTATATAACTCAGTAAAATCTCTTAAATTAGAATCAGCTATAATTTGTCTAATTTTAGTAAATGAGTCTTTAGAGCGTTTATTTAATTCATCAATAATTTCTTTTGATGGGTTTGCTTTTTGTAAATTACCATCTGTAATAGAGTTATTCTTAACTGATGACTGAAGTGAATTAATAATTCTCCTAATATCAGGGTAAAAATTACTTATATATTTAGCAACATCTTCTTTAATATAAGATATATTTTCTTGATCAAGAATGTTAATTACATGTTTATATATTTGTGGTTTAGATGGTGTTTCTAAACGGTATAAAGCGAGTCTAGATTGAAGTGGCTCAATTATACGTTCAATATAATTACATGTGAATATAAACCTTGTATTGAGTGAAAATGTCTCAATTACATTACGTAATGCGGCTTGAGCATTAATAGTTAAGAAATCAGCTTCATCTAATACTACAATCTTAATAGGTTGAAATGAAGCAGCTGAGGCATATGTTTTTATTTTTTCTCTAATTGTATCAATACCATTTTCATCTGAACAATTAATATAAATAAAATCACATTTTAAATTAACAGTTAATAACTTAGCAGCTGTTGTTTTACCAACCCCAGCTGTTCCATATAGTAATAAGTTAGGAAAGTCATTTTTTTCTATCCATTCTTTAACTCCAGCTATAAAATCATCATTGCCTAAATAAGTATCTAAAACAGTTGGTCTATATTTTTCAACCCAAAGTGAATGTTTTTTCATAATTAAAATATAATAAATAAAATAGCAATAGCAAAACCTATTATTGATGAAATTAAAACAATATTTTTAATATTATTTGAGGTATTTAAACTATCATATGATGGATATTTACTAGGTGAATAACCTAGTTCTATTAATTGTTTATCAAGCTTATCAATTTCAGTAGCCCAATATTCATAATTTCTTTTACTTTGTTTTTTGTTTAATTCTCTATCAAAAGTATTAACAATAACTTGTTCTTTCATTAATTTAATACAAATATCTCTTTCACGATTTAAATCTTCAATTTGTTCTTTTCTTTTATAAATAAGATCAAATTTCTTATAAATTTCATTTTTAGATACATTTTTCCACTCTGGATAAGTGGTACGAACTAATGTTTCAAATTTCTCAAAGTAATAAGAACGATTTTGGTGATGAGTAGCTAACTCAATCATTTCCTTTGTTAATTTTAACTTCATATAAACCTTTATTTTAGTGGACCCTGTAGGGTTTGAACCTACGACCCCCAGATTATGAGTCTGACGCTCTGACCAACTGAGCTAAGGGTCCATAAATCAAATAAGGAAAAATTAAATTTTCACTGAAAAGGTTTAAGATTTAAGTTTTCCAATTTTAAGCTTTCACGTTTAAATTTTAAGGCGAGCTATCAAAATCAAAATCTTAGTATCATGTTCATGAAGTAAAGCGATATGTGGTCGCCATTGTCCTAAATTAAAAATTTAATCTAGGTGCTACTAGCTTAATCTTCCCTTTATTTGATTATATCTTTGTTAAAGCATTAAATGCTTCAATTTCTTCTTGAAGGGCGTCAATTTTTTCTTCCCAATTACTTATTACTTGATCTTTTTGAATTTGATCCATCCAACATGAATATTCACTTTTTTCTTCACTATAGCCTCTTCTAAATAATCCTTTTTTAGTATCAACTTTTTTCATACGTGAAACTAAATTTTTAAGTTCTCCTAGTTCAAAAATTTTATGAGCAATTGGTTGGTTAGCAATTTGAATTTTAGTTTTCAAATTAACTAATTCTTGAGTAGTTGATAACCAACTATTATACATTATTTGTGGATCATATGTTTGTTCTTGATCTGTTTCAAATGAGTTACTATTAGAAAAACGAGAGTAAAACTCATCAGCTTTTTTAATTAACTTTTTCTTTTGTTTGAGTGCTTTTGTCAAATTCATATTTTTTCTTTTATAACAATATTAATATAATAAATCTTTTTTAGAGAGCCAAATTTTTTAAAAAAATAGTAGATATTCTTTAACAGTTAATTATCCTTTTATAACCTCCTTAGTTTTGTTAGATTGAAGTTTATCAATACGAGAGTCTATATATGATGTAATATCTCGTTTTTCTTCTTCAATTGATCTAAATATTTGTTCTTCAACACTACTCACTCGTTGATGAATTTCATTTGAGTTTTCTGATATAGATCGATGAATATGATCAAATTCTCTATACATAGAGTTTTCTAAATTCTCGACTTTTTTAGTCTGTTTGTAAATCTTAACTAAACCTAAAACTACTACTACAGCTACAGCCATACCAATAATTGTAAGCATACCTAAAATAAATGATGTAATTTCCATAATTTTTTCTCCTTTTTAATTTTTAAATTGTTTTAAATAAGTCAAAGAACATCTACTATTTTGTGATTCCGACAGGATTCGAACCTGTGACCTACAGCTTAGAAGGCTGTTGCTCTATCCAGCTGAGCTACAAAATCAATTTGTACTCGGTAGGGGAGTTGAACCCCTCTTACCAGGATGAAAACCTGGTGTCCTAACCGATAGACGAACCGAGCAAGTTGTAGGATATCGCTTAACCTACGATGATTGTACCTTTCATCTTTTACCCCATAAGGGATGATTTTTTTGTTACCCCTGATAGATTCGAACTACCATTAACTGGACCAAAACCAGTTGTCCTGCCGTTAGACGAAAGGGTAATGTGCGGAAGATGTAGGATTCGAACCTACGGAACCTCTCGGTTCAACAGTTTTCAAGACTGCCGCGATCGACCACTCTGCCAATCTTCCGTATAGTGGAGCGTCACTTATTTCTAAGTTATCCACTTCGGTTACGTTATCTTTCGATAAGAGGCTTTACCGAGCCCAAGGTAGTCAGGACAGGATTCAAACCTGTATACATGGATATGGTATCTACGGTGGATTACCCGCCTCACCTCACCACTTATCCTTGCGTCTACCACGTCAGGGAAACCCCTAACCTTCCGCCACCTGACTATAAAAAACCCTAGCAGTTTCTGTTGATCAGACAGTCTTACTAGGGATGTCAATTTAGCTTATGCCTTGGGCTATTCACTTATTTGACAACAAGACCACAGCTAGTGAGCAGTTCTGATGGTATGCTTCGTGGTACTTTGTTGCGGACGACAGACTCGAACTATCAACCCTGGGTTATGAGCCCAATGTGTTACCATTACACCAATCCGCTATATAGGTGGTGAATAATTTGCGATTATTCATTTCTACTTCTGAATATGCTGATTAAGTTAACATCACAGCAGGAATTTCATTTTCGTCTAACTACCACCTTGGAGCCACCTGCCGGACTCGAACCAGCGACCATCTGATTACAAATCAGAAGCTCTACCAACTGAGCTAAGGGGGCTTGTAAAAGAATTATTTATTTAATTCTTTAATACCTGTAAGAACTGAATCAGAACGAAGTTCTACTTGATGAGCCAATGAATCAACACTCATTGAATCAGTACAAGTTGAATCAGTACAAACTGAATCTTTAGATGAAGTTGAGGTTTCGTTTGAGCAAGAAGCCAAAGTAACCAATGTAGCGATAAATAATACTTTTTTCATTTTTAATTTTCTCTTATTTATAATAATATAATAAAAGAAATTTAAAAAACCAAATTTTTTAAAGATTTTTTAACATTTTCTTTTTTCTATATGATGATAGATAATTATTTTCAATTATAGTTTGTCTTTGAGAATTTATTCTATCTATTTCTTCTTGAGATAAACCTGTATCTTTAGCTTCTTCAGTGTCTATAAAACCATCATTGTTATCATCATATTTATCTAATATTTCTTCATCAGTTAAATTAGCTCTAATCATATCATTTATAACTTGGTTAGATATTTCTAATCTAGCATCATGATCATCTTTAATTATTTCTTCAATAGCTTCTTTTTGTTCTTCTTCTGTTAAATCACTATTAATTATTTCTTGATACTTTTCAGATGTTTGTTTTATCTCATTTTCTAAATCATCATAAGCATCAACTACTTTTCTCATACCTTCTACTTTTTCTTCAATAGGTGTTTCATCACGTTTAGTAAGTTGAGTAAAGGCAAAGTTAGCAGCTATTACAAGAGCAATAGCTAATGGATCAAATACAAATATAATAACTAATATGTACCAGTTAATGATTCTGTCCATGGCAACTCCAGTAAGTTGACTTAAATATTTTAAAGGACCTAATTCACTTTCAACTATAGATTTAGTTTTAACTTCTAATATTTTAGATTCTAAACTGAAAATAGAATCATTAACTACATCTATTTTGGCTGATAATTTTTCATTTGATTTTGATGCTGATTCAATATTACGAATAGCAGCATTATTTGATCTAACTACTAAATTACCTTTTTTATCTGTGTATTGAGTTGTTGAAGCTTGAGATAAAGTACCTTGTAATGTTGCTATTGATTGTTTTTCTTTTAAAATATTGTCTCTAGTTTCTTCAAATAATTTCTTTTTAGATTCTAAAGCTGTTATTTTAGATTCAACAATACTAGTTTGGTCTGCTGTTTTCTGATAGGCAGCTGATAAATAACCATATATACCTGCTGATGTTATTAGAATTAAAACACCTGCTGCTATTGTTAAATAAATTTTAAGTAATTTAGGTAATGTTTTTCTATATTGGTAAAGTAAAGAAGCTATCACTAATTTAGCTACTTCTAAAGAAGCAGCCATAATCATTACAGCTAAACCAGCTCCAGCAAATAACATACTTAAACCAGTAACACTATAAAATGCAGCTGATGCACTAACAGATAATGCTGATAATGCTATAATATATGGAAACAATTTTTTATTCATACTTTAATGTATGTAATAAATAAGTTATTTTTCTTTATGTTTATCAATCTTATCTAAGATTGTTGTTAAGGCTTCATTTTTAATAAATCCAGCCTGTTCCGCATTTTTTAAAGCGCTAATAACTTGGAATACAATTAATGGAATTAATATTGTTTCTGATAACCATGATGTTCCTTTAAAACCTGCTTCAACTATTATTAATGCAGTTAATGTAACAATCCAAGCAACTAATGTTTTAAGAATTCTAACAGCTTTATATGTTTTAAATCCTTCTCTTTTAGTTCCAGCTATTACACCAAAAAAACCATCCATGAATATTACAGCTACAACAGCAAGATACTGATCTGAATTTTCCATTGCTAAGTTAAAGAAATAACTACATACAAAGGCAAATGCTGTTGATGTTACTAGTAATGTTGTCTTCATGTTATCCTATTTCATCATCTAAATGATCTGGAATACCGTCACCATCTACATCAGTAATCTCACTATATCCTAAAGCTTTCATAAACTGGGCAACTCTTTCTTTTAAATCATTATCACTGTCAGCAAACCAATCTTCTTTAATATTATCATGGCTTAATACAGTAGTTAAAGCTGTATAAAGACTATCAATATGTTCTACTAAATAGATATCAGCTGCTGTAAAATCTAAACTGAAAGCATAATCATCGATTTGAGGGATTTTTAATAAACTATCTGTTTTACCTATTTTCTTTTCAGTTGGAATACTTCCTCCAAACTTATGAAAATATTCTCCAATGTAGATATATCCTTGTCCTTCTTTTAATTGAAACTCACTCATTATTTTAATAAATTATAATACTCGTTAAAATGTTTAATACGATCAGGTAAACCAATTGTTCCACCATTTACTCTTTTAGTAACAGCAGTTACAGTTCCTTGATCAGCTCCCTTATCACAAATAGCCCACAAACCATTCTTATTAAAGAACCAAGCAGCAGACATTAAAGGATATTTAGTAGCAACCAAATCAGGATTAGATAAAATTTCCTCAGGAACAAATTTATCAAAAGCAGAATAATTATCTTTACCTGTTAATTGAATATAACCACGGCCTCTAAATTTATATCCTTCTTTTGTAGCCTCAACTCCATTACCCATTCTACCTCCATAAACACGAGAAGCAATAGCTTCAGGTTTACGAGCGTATTGTTCTGCTAAAGCGGGTGTAAAATATCTTGGGAAGATACCTAATAAACCTTTAGAAGAATAATTTAAGTTTTCTGAAGTTGCTTTCCAACCTCCTGATTCATGACCACATTGTGCTAAAAAATGAGCTAATCTTAAAGGATTAGTAATATTAAATTTAACAGCTGTATCAGGAATTTGAGCTAATACTGTATCAGGAATATGTCCTTTTAATTTATCTAATTTAAATGGACCCGATAAGATTGGAGTTGCAGTTAATGTGGGAGCAGTATCTGGAGTTGTCCCGAACATTTTATTCCATGTTCCGTCTCCTACTATACCGTCAGCTGTTAGCCCATTAGCTCTTTGCCATGCCTTAACTGCTTCTTCAGTCTTAGGTCCAAAAGTTCCTATTGCTTCAACGCCTAATTTGGCTTGAAGTTTTTTAACATTGTCGTTGTTATCACCTCTTTTTAATAACATAATTAACCTTCTTCTTCTGGGCTTTGATTATCTTTTTTCTTATTAATCCATTTGTCTACAGATGCAATACCAAATGAACCTAATACCATCACCATAAATCCGTCAAAGATAATCTTGTTAACAACAAATTCTTTACCAGCATAACCAGTAATAATATCTACTAAAAAGGCTATACATAACATTAAAAATGCTATAAAGCCTACAACACTCTTTTCATTTATTGAGTTGTTGTCATCAAATAATTGTGAGAAAAATTTTTTCATTGTTTTTAGGTTTATTATAAATATGAGTTTAAAGTGAATTTATTGAATTTTTTAATGAGGATTCTAATGCTTTAGAAAATGATTTTCGATTTAATGGAACCTCATTATTTTCAACATCTAAAAACATAGCAAAAATAAAAGTACGTCTTTCACTTTTACCTTTAAAACAACCTGAACCTATACAAGTAGTTGTTTCTACAATATAGTCTTTACGTAACCATTTTATTCCCATTATATTAACAATCTGTTGTGGAGAATAAATACTATCTATACTAACCCACACATCCATTCCTTCAGTTGTATCATTTACTGGGTTGTATCCTTTGTTAGATAATAATTCTTCAACTGTTTCTTTAACTCCAAAAGTAACATCTCTAGATTCAACTTTTTGAATTGTTTGATTATTAGTTACATGAATTTTAATTGGGTTGAGAGATAATAAAGCAGGGATTAGTATATTTAACATAATTATAAATATTAATTTCTATAACCTGTTCGAATTAAATAATAATTTGAATTTCCTTTATTTGTAATTCCACTTAAAGTAATAGTTTGTACCCCTGAATAGGTAGCTTTTAAATTTGAGTTTGAGTTATTTATTGAATTCCATTCTGTTGAAGAAAAAATTCTATAATTCGGAAGTGGATATCTCCATGTTCTTCCTATTATTCTAGCATAAACTAAATAAACATCTGTCACACTTAGATAATCATCATTATTAACATCCATTCTATAGTAATCTTTAGAATTAAAAGTTTGAGATAATATTTTTTGATTAAATGATTGAGCATCACTTATCATAGGAGATGAAATAGTTAAACTACTGATTTCAATTTGGAAATCATAAACTGTAGCATCTTTAGTAGATGAGATAGCATATTTACCATTTATATCTGTATTAATAGTACTTTCAAAAGTATAAGTAGAAGATGATTTTAATTTAGAATAAAATTTAACAGGTATATTTTGTATTCCTACTCCTTCAGAATTGTAAATATAACCTGAATATGAGAAAGGATCTGTAGCACCAACAATTCTAGTTTTAAAATCAAATGTATTTCCATAAGGATAAGTACCACAAATAGTAGGAGAACCTGAGTATTGCATTACAAATCTCATGTAAACTTCTCCATTATAAACTGATGTTGGAACAGTAAAAGTAGATGTAACAGTTTTAGTACCTAACCAAGAATAATTTGAACTATGAACTAATTCACCTGCATCTGTTAATATTCCATTACCATTAAAGTCAATCCACAGTTTAAAATACTCCATATAATTACCATTTGTAACAGCTGTATATGAAATAGAAATACTTTGTCCTGCTTTAATTCTAGGAACAGTATCTTTAGTATAAGCATAATCATAATAACCAGCAGGGTTTCCACCAGATGTAGAAGTAAATCCATTACTTCCAGCAAATGTTTTTCCGTTTATAGTGACACTAGATACATATTCACAACAAAAAGTTGTAGGTCTACTAGCACATAAAGGTGACTGACTATAAAGATTTGTATTAAATAAAAATACTAATATAATTAACCATCTCATATTTTTAATTTTGCTCCCATTAATATTTGAAAATTAAGAATGTCTTGACCAGCTATGTAAGTGCCACCTCCTGTTAATCCAATTCCAAATGTTTTAGTTAATTTATAATTTAAATTTAAAAAAGGTATAATAATTGGTTTAGCATCAAAAATAGATTCTGTATAAAATTTAGAATAAGGAGAATAAATTCCAGCCATAATAATTGTAGCATCTACTGCTTTACCAATTTTTCCTTTATACATAAAACCACCTATAGCTATAGTTGATATTAACTCTTCACCAAATAACTGTCCATAGGTTGCTGATACACCATATAAAGCTGTAAATGATTTGATTGAATTAACTCGTATTAATAAAGCATTTGCTGTAGTAGATTTAGGTAATATTCCTAATCCTACTGAAGCAACATTAATATGTTTATGACCATTTTTATTAGTCCCAATCCAAGAACGTATTGCTGATAAATTACCAATTTTAGCATTAACCATATAATCAGCCGAAAAACCTATTGAGGCTGTACCATCACCTTTTACACGAGTAAAAGACATAGTACCTCTAGCATCTTGAGAACCATCAGCTCTAGTTTGGACTCCAACAATATCTCCAGTAACTAAGATTGCTGGTTTTTGGGTTTCAGCTTTAGCTTTACTAGCGGCTTTAGTAGTACTAGCAGACTGTGTTTTTTGTTGTTCAGTCTTAGTATCTTCTATTTGTTGGTCATTTGGTTTTTCTTCTTTGGGAGTCTCTCCACTATTGTTATTCCCACTCCCGTTACCAGAACTACTACCAGAAGAATTACTGTTATTATTTGAACTATTGCTTCCATTACCTACTGTTCCTCCTCCAGATCCATTAGACCCGCCTTGATTTTCTGGTGGATTTCCTCCCTCTTGGCCTGTTCCTGTACTTGGATTCGATCCATCATTAGAATTGGAACTATTATTATTAGAATTATTGTTAGGATTATTGTTATCATTTTTCTTTTTATTTGTTGTTATACTTCCTGAACCTGAGTTGGTGGTTCCTCCTATATTATTTCCTATACCTCCTGATACTCCACTTGTTATAGAAGAGAGATCTAAACTTAATAAGTTAGTAACATTACCTATAATATTAGAAACTTGGTTTGTTGAAGTTATAGTTGTAGTAGTAGTAAGAACACCTTGACAAGGTGATGTTGATTGGTATTTAATATAAATATTATTAATCCAAGTATCAAATGTACCGTCATTTAATTCTCCATATGTAAATGTTTTTATTTGTCCATAGTATGAAATAACTATAGGAGAACTCATGTCAGCATTAATAAATTTATTTTGTTTAGTGCATGGATCTATATAACTATAGATAAAGGATTGCCCACAAAGGGGCAATCCAATTGTTATTAATATTAATAATATTTTAGTTTTTAAAGATACCATTCTTGATTAGGTTTTCAATTACTTTAGTTGTAGCAGTCTCTAAAGACTTTCTAGTTGCTTTACCTACAGTACTCTGAGAAAACTTCATATCAAGATTTTTAAGAAATGATTCACCTACTTTTTGTGACTCACCTTCACCTGAACCGATATATATTTGGCCTGTCATGGCATCAACGAAACGAACTTGGAGACGTATGAAAGTAGTGACAACAACTTTACTTTTACCTTTTTCCACAGTCTCATCTTCATCAACAGCAAAATCGGCCACAGTAACATAAACAAAGTAACGAGCAGCTTTAATCTTACCCTTTCCATCAATGGGCTCTTCAAAGACTCCTTTTTTAGAGGCTTTGAATTGGGTAACCATTCTTTCTTTGATTTCAGCTTTCTCTTCGGTGAATATAAATCTTCTTGTTTCATCTAAATAATCTAATACTGATTCGGCAAAACCTAAACCTACATTTTTTTCTTGAAGGTCTGGGTATAAAGCAAGTACCTTAGTCATATCAACATTAATTACTTGAACAGCATATTTTAAGCTGTCTGTGTAATTAGAAACTGTTGAAATGTCTTTAGTTTCAATAACATCTTGTTCAGTAGTAGTTTTCATAGAACCACAACCTACTAATAAGATAGTTAAAAAAATATTACCAAGGCTCTTCTTCATCTTTAGCAGGTTTAGTAGCAGGAGCAGCAACTGGTTTTTCAATTACACGTTCTTTAATAATTGTGTTAGTTCCACCACCTTGCTTAACTTGTTGTTTGTTTTCTTGGTTTTGTTGAACATTAATTACTACAGGAGCAGCAGAAGCAGGAGCTGCTTGTTCAGTTTTAACTTCTTCTTTAGGCTCATCACCACCGCCTAAGTGGGTTGCAAACCAGGCACCGCCGGCTGTAACTGCTGTAGTGATAGCACCAATAATTGCTTTTTTGGTAGCAGACATTACGCTTTCTTCTTTTTCTTCTGACATTTTATTTATTTATAATTATTTTAGAGGT